CACCGGATGGAATCGCGCCACGGGCCTCGGGTCAAGGCCGGCCGGCGCGGAGCGCGGCGCGCCGGCTTTTTGCCGCCCGGCAAACGCCGCCGGCAAAGGGTCGTCACCGGGGGGAATGGCGCTTGACAGCCCCCCTCACCCGCCCTTATATCGGCGCACTTTCCGCCGGCCGGCGGATCGTGGCAGCGTAGCTCAGTTGGTTAGAGCGACGGACTCATAACCCGTAGGTCGGTGGTTCGATTCCACCCGCTGCTACCACTACTCCCCCCACTCCCGATTTGACGAGGGGCTGCGCGAGCAGCGAACGCAGCTTGCCGTTCAGGGTGATCTCTATCTCCCCCGGCTCCTTACCACGGCGCACCACGACGCTGTGAACCAATTCCCTAAGAAGCCGACTGATCTCGGTGTAGCCGGCACTTAGGCGCGAATTCATGGCCTCCGACAAGCGCTCCAAATCCTCGGCATAGGCCTTCAAGGCAGCCGGATGAAGCGTCACGGCAGTCAGCGGTTCCGGCTCCCTGGAAAGCTCAAGCTTCGCGGCATCCAGTTCGTCACAGCGCAACTGATACTGGGCGCCTAGGCGGTCGGTGTTGCCAACCCCCTTGGCAATGAAGCTGATGAGCCGCTCGCACTCGGCATCGAGGTCGCGTACCCGTTTCTCCAACACCGACCGCTTCTTTTGGAGCTTAGACGCATATTCTACGCGGGCCTCGTTGTAGGCTTGCACGTACTCGACCAGGAGCTTCGGGTGCTTCAATTCCTTCCGCAGGACATTGACGACAGCCTGCTCCACCCTATCCAGGTAGAAGGTTTGCGGGTTGGGGCATGATCCTGTGTCGCGCTGCCGAGAGCACTCGATCCGATAGCGCCCCGACTTATCCTTGCCCTTCGTGGACATGCCGGCACCACACGAACCACACCTAAGCAAGCCGGAGAGCAGCCGCACAGGGCGGCGCATGCTGCCCACTTCCTTCCGCGTCCGCGCTCGGGGAGCAATCATCTCCTGCACCCTATCGAACAGCTCGGTCGGGACAATCTGATACTCGGGCACGTCGGTGATCTGCCACTCGCTCGGCGGATTAGGACGGCTGACGCGACGGCCGGTGTCTGGGTCCTTGACCATCCGGACCTTGTTCCAGACGAGTTGGCCTGCATAGAGATGGTTCCGCAAGATGCCTGAGCCTCTGACGGCCCAGCCGTAGATCGTGTTGGCGCTCCAGCTGGCGCCGCCCCTCGGAACGGGAGCATGTTCGATCTGTAGCTCACGCGCTATAGAGCGCGGTGACTTGCCGGCGGCATAGTCCTCGAAAATACGACGAACAACGGCGGCCTCTTCCTCCATGAGCAGCAGCCGTCCCTTGTTGGCGGGGTCAGCCTTGTACCCGTAGGGCTTGCCGCCAGCTGAACGCCCTTCCCTGACGAGGCCCTGTAGACCTCGCCTGACCTTGCGTGAGTTGTCCTCGCGATACAGCTGACCAACGAGCCCACGCAGGCCCACGGTGACCGTGGAAGCGGTTCCTTCGTGGACGGCAATGATGTCGATGCCGGCGAACGTTAGGCGCTTGTGGATGCCCGCCAGGTCCTCCATGTCGCGCGACAGACGATCGAGCTCTTCCACCACGACGCAATCGAACTTAGCGGCCTTGGCATCTGACAGAAGCTCCAGCAGACCCTCACGACCAAAGAGCGAGGCCCCTGACTGGGCGGCATCGGAATAGAGCTCGACGAGCTTCAGATCGTGAAGCTGGCAATACCGCCGGACCAAGGCCTCCTGGTCCTCGATCGAGCGCTCGTTCTGCAAATCGGTGGAAAATCTTGAATAGCAAACCGCCCGCCGGCTCATGACCTAGACGTCCTATCTCGCAGGGAGGCGACATGATCCGTCCAGGCATGCTGACGCGCAAGCTCTATTACAATGCGTCGCAGAACCTCGAAATTCTCCTCATCCTCTGGAGGAGTCTCGGGAACCGGTAGGCTGGCTTTCTTGACGATGCGGATTGGCATGTCATTCCTGCAATTAATTGCAAGGCGCGGTTGCACTTTTAGTGCGTCAGGCGGCCTCGCCAAATTTTCCGGTTTCGTTGCCCCAGCAATCCCATCCTTCGTTCTGCTGGCGGGCAAAAAGCTCGCAACGCGGCCCCTGGAGCAGGCGCTTGATCTCGTCGCGGAAAACGTCGGGCTTGCGGGAGTGCTCCCGCCGGCGGGCCGACACGAGGCCGCGTGGCACCCTGCCCTTCAGGCTCTCGCATCGCCCGCGCTTGCCGATGATCAGGATTTCCCAATCTCCGGTCGCCTCGAACCCCGTGCCGCGGGCCTGGCTGTCGAGGTACTCGAACATGCCGTCCTCGCGCGGCCAGAGCTTGCGCCAGACGCGCGCCGTGGAGTAGCGGAAGCCCCAGGACTGGAGCACCTCGCGGGGGCCAAACGGCAGGAGCAGGATCGGCGCTGTCGCCCACATCAGCACCCGGCTTCCTTCGGGATGCGCCAACTGGCCGACGGGGAGCGCCGCGATCTCCTTGATCGTCATCGTCGGATAGTGCGTCGATGGATTGCGCCGACCGCCGGCGCTGAACTTCCACGGCGGGTCGGCATAAATCACACGATAGGAGGCCGGCTGGAGATCGCCGAACGGCCATCTGCTCATTTGCCGCAGGCCTTCTTGAGCTTTTCGATCTCCGCCTTGGTGGAGGCTGCCTGACGCTCGAGATCGGCGAAGCGGGAAAGCATGGACTCGCACTCGGTCCTGATCCTCTCGTCGAGCTCCCGCTGGCGCTTCTCGATCTGCGACCAGTCGATCACGAACTCCGGGCCGTAGCTGTCCTCGCGGACCTGCGTCACCCAGGCGCGCGGCAGGTCCATTTCGTCACCCACCCGCTTGTCCGAATAGCCGGCCGCATAGCCCTTTTCCGGATCAGGATAGACCCGATCGAGGAAGTCCATGATCCGGCGCCGATCGGCGCGGGTGATGAGGCGGGCAAGTGGCAGAGCCGCTTCCGGGTGGTCCACGCCAACGGTGGCCGTCAGCTCCACCGGCTGGACAACGGCCTTCAGCTGCTCGGCAAGTGACGGCTTGGGCATGTGGTCTTCCTTCTTGAGCTTTTGCCGTGCGTCCACTTCGGCGGCAACGCAGGAGGGGCAGAGGTCGAAACCGGCGTTCCTGCCGATGACCCACCCTCGCTTGGCGAAATGCTGGGCCGCCTGCTCCGGCGGCATTGGCGTCCGGGTCTTGACCAGCAGGTCGTTCGTATGGCCGCAGGTGCCGCAGGTGATGCGCAAGGCCTTCACGTAGCGGCCGTCGCCGGCGGCATCGACCGAGACCAGCGGGAAACGGCCGAGGCGCGGTTTCACTGCCGCGTTTCCGGCCGCTTCACGGCGTCGACGAATTTCCTCAGCGAGACGGAGATCTCATCCACCCACCGATCGGCCGATGAAGACGACCGAGAGGTCATGATCACCAGGCCGGCGAGGACCATTACCAGCGCGACGATGGCCTCGTGCCGATCCTCATCGCAAAGCTGGTCGATGACCTTCGTCTTGATGCGGTCGACGGATTGCTTATTGGGCTCGGCACCGTACATGTCGTCCTCCCTCAGGCTGCGTTCAGCACGGGCGGCCACTCGAACCGGGAGAGCGTACGGACCGACTTCTCGACGTTGCTCCAGAGCGGCGGCGGCGTGTAGGCCGGCGGCACCGAGACGCTGGCGACGATCGGCTTCAGCACCGCCTCGGCGCTGTCGGTCAGGCGCTTGACGCGCGGGCCGATCACCAGCGACCGCTTGATGCCCTCGACCACCTGCCGGATCAGCGCCGGGCTGGCACCCTCGAACAGGAGCGCGAGCTCACTGATGGCGTCGTCGTCCCAGGTATAGGGCGACAGGTACTTGGCGATGATCGCCCACCGAGCCTCGAAATCCGGCCGCGCTACCTCGATCTGCATGCCGAAGCGCCGCCAGAGCGCCGGATCGATCTGCTCCTGCAAATTGGTGGCTGCGATGAAGATGCCCTCGAACTGCTCGATCTTGCGGAGCAGGACCGACATGGTGGCACTGCGCTCGTTGTCGGCACCGCCGCCGGTGTTCAGTTTCCGGTCGGAGCCGATCGCATCGAACTCGTCGACGAAGACGATGCAGTCGACACCGGCCTTCTTCACGCCGTCGAACAGCCTGGAGACGTTCGAGCCGGACTCGCCGAGCCATTTCGAAATCAGGTTCTCGGCGCCGACCATAGCGATCGGCAGGTTGAGGCGGGCGGCCAAGTGATGGGCAAGCGTGGTCTTGCCTGTCCCCGGCGGCCCGTAGAGGAGCGCCGATGAGCGCGGCTTGATGCCGACGGCATCGAGCTCCTCTTTGGCGCGGATCTCGGCCAGCCACTCGAAGATGGCCGTCCGGACGCTCGGAGCGAGGATAGGCTCGTCGGCCTTTGAGGGCGGCAGCACATCGGCCGTGTTGCCGAGGGCTTCCTGAAGGCGCTGAGCGGAGGCATCACTCTCGGCGAGAGCGGCGTTGGCGGGACGGCGGGCCATATCATTCCTCCCAGGTGACGATGTTCCGGAGCGCGCCGGATTTCAGGAGCTCCCCGCAGGGTTCGCAGACGATGCCGTTGCCGGGGCCGCCCATGCCGGAGATCACCCGGTCGCAGAGGCCGCAGCACATCAGCGCGGCCGTCATGATCATGCCGGTCGTGTCGACCGGCTCGACCGGCTTGAGCTCGTAATGTTTAGGGATCACGGCTCAGTTCTCCGGCTTCGCCAGCCGGGCCGGCGGGAACTGGATCGAGCCGATGGTGATCTCGCCGGCTTCGATGGCCTTGGAAAAAATCATGAGAAAGTCGTCGGCAGCCGCTTCGGAGTCGAAGCGGAAATAGACGGCGACCTCGGGATCACCTTCATAGCGTTCGGCATGGATGTCGCAGTGGGCGGTCTTTTCGGCCATCGGTCAGCCCTCCCCACCTTCGCCATCGTCAGGCTTGCTCTCGTCGGGCTTGTCCTCGCCGGTGTCCGGCTCCTTGTCCGGCTTTGCCTTTGAGGCATCGGGCTTTTTGCCGCCAAGACGCGGCTTCCAGGCATCGGGGATGTCCATGCCGTCGGAGCCAGTGATTTCGCAATGGCCCTCGTCCCAGGCGGCGCGGCGCGGATCGCCGCTGACGAACGGGTTATCGAGGATCTTCTTGCCGGCGAGCGCGTCGTCGCGGCCGCGCTGGCGCGCCGCCTCGATGTCGGCCGGCGAAATCGTCTGTTCCGGTTCGGGCTCCGGTTCCGGTGCCGCCGGCTGGATGATGTCGGGATCGTACTCGCTGGTCTCGTGCCGGTTCTGCCGGTTCAGGCGCGCCCTGGCCGCCTCGCCCAGCGGTGTTCCACCGAGCATGCCGAGGTTGGCCTTGTAGATTTCGGCGATCGCCTCGATCTCCTCGCGCTTGGCGCGGGCTTCCGGCGTCTCGAAGTATTCCTTGACCGTCTTGCGGATCGCCGCGGGCGAAAGGCCGAGCCCCTTGGCCTCCTGGTAGACGTCCTTGACGTCCGCCGCGATCTCGCGCTTCTGGGTCTCCAGGCGGATGATCCGGTCGGTGATCGACTTGAGCAGCTTCAGGCTTTCGGGTTCTTGGCTCATGGTGGCCTCGCGCAGGGGAGCGGCGGTTAGTTCGGCTGGTCGGTCGTGACGATCAGATCGGCCGGGTCACATCCGAGATGGGCGGCGGCGGCGATCAGCATCTCGGAGCGCATGGAGATCGCGCCGGACTCGTACTTGCGATAGGCGTTGATCGAGATCGGCTTGTCCTCGGTGCCGAGGAGCTCGCACATCTCCTTGATGGTCTTGCCGGCGGCCTCGCGGGCCGCCCGAAGGCGGCGCCCCATGGCGGCCGTAAGCTCATTCTTCGGCATGAACTGAGGGTACGGCTGGCGCTCCACGGCGCCGGCCTCGGCTTCGTTGGTCATTCCTGACTGGCCTTTTCCTTGAGGGCGGCCACACGCGCCGCCCCTTCTTCGCTGCGCTTGGTAGCGGCTTCCAGGATGTCCTCGTGGCGAGCGAGAAGGGCCGCGAGCGTCGGCGGCGGCAGCGTTTCCGCCTGCTGTTCGATCCACTGGAAGGCCGGATACCACTTGCCCTTGCCCTCCCACTCACCGAGGGCGGCTTCCGGCAAGACCGGCTCATCGGAGATCACGCCATCGGAGTCGTGCGGAGGATCGCCGGCGTCGACCTCGTCCGCTTGGGGCGCAACTTCCTCGGCGGCGGGAGCGGTCTCCTCCTGCACGTTCGGCCCCGGATCGGCTTCGACCGTCTTGATGTGCTCCTTGGGAGCACGGCGCGCCTGGAGGCGATCAAGGGCGTCGGTCGGCTTGGACTTCCTGCCCTTCTCCTCCGGCCGGATGTCGATCGGCTGGCCCAAGGCAGGCGTGACGTCGCGCATGCTCTCGGCCTCATCGACGTCGTAGACGCCCATAATCACATCCGGGAAATGCCGGCGTGCGAGCGCGCGGACCGAGTAATAGCCAAGCTGCTGGTCCGGATCGGTCTTCCAGAGCGGCGAGTTCTTCGGATTGATATCCTTGAGCTCAGGGCTCTCGTAGGAGTAGGCCTTGCCACTCTTGGCGGTCACCGTCACGGTGCAGCGGCGGCTCTGGCCGGTGCCCGAATAGCTGTACTCCGGCCTGTCAACGATCGGCGCGTTCTTGATGATGATGGCGGCGACCGCTTGCGCCTCGTAGGCGATCTGGTCGTTCACCTCATAGCTCTTGTTGGCAAGAGCGAACGGGTCCATGCCGGTACGGAACGCTAGCATGGCGACCGAGAAGCAGGCACCAGGGTTGTCACGGAGATGCTTGCGCACCGCCGTTCTCGAACTCGCCATGAGAGCGGCGAAATCAACAATCTCTTTGAGGGACTGCGGCACGATAACGACGCCGCCGATCTGCGGGCCGCGCATGTCGAACATGGCGATATCCGGCGCGCGCAGGTCGGGTTGCTGGCGCACCGCGGGCGTATTCGCCGCCCCGCGCTGCTGCTGGGAGGAGTAAGCGTTCACGTCGTGCTCTCCTGGGAGTTGGCGAGGGCGGCCTTGTTCTCGTCCTCGATCTGTTTGACGATGAAGGCGTCCTCGCCCTCCAGCGTCTCTCCGGTGGCTTCTTCGATCCACCGGAGGTTGACGAGAACGATTTCCAGGTCGCGCCTGAGGTCGTCGATCGTCTTCGAGGGCTGCTTTTGACCGCCCATCACATGGTCTCCTTGAGGGTGAAGCCGCCGCGGTAATCGAGAGGCGGCTGGATCTTGGCGGGAATGGCCTTCTCCTCGCGGTGCACGGCCGGCCAGGTGATGGTGAAGCCGTCGCCCCGCGCCTTGGTCTTCTCGCCCATGCGGATCTGGAGGCGGCCCTTGAGGCCGTCGGCGATCTTGGTCGTGAAATCGAGATGGCGCTTCCAGCGCGCATAGCGCCGGGCGAGCGCGGCGGCGGCGGCGTCGCCGGTCATATCGGCCAAGGCATCCTTGACGCCCGAGGCGTAGATGTCCTTGGCCGTCTCGGAGTCGGCAAGCCACTCGGGCGCCGCCGCAGATGACCAGAAGGCCTCGATCGCCTCGGCGATCATCTGCTGCGTCGGCTCGTGCCGCTCGATGCGGCCGCGATAGAGCTTATTGCCGCCAACGGCCGCCACCACCCACCCGTGGTCGGTGCCGGCGGCGCCGATCTGGCTCTGGCTCTGGAGGTTGATGTGAAGCGGCACGCCGACGATCTCGTCGCCATCGACCTGCCACTTATCGCGGAAGACCAGGTAGTCGACGTTCTTGATCTCGACCGGCGCCCCAGCGGCGCCCGCCTCGTGGACCTCGTAGTCGAGCGAGGCACCCCAGCCCGGCACCGTCGCATGCTGGAGATAGCGGCGGACCTTTCGGATGCCCCACCCCCATTTATCCTTCGCGGCGCCGGCGATGGCCGGCTCCATGAAGGTGCCCATGCGAATACGCTCGACCTCGTCGAGGTCATCCGCCTCAACGCCGGCGCGGCGCTCGAGCCAGAGGCGATAGCCGGTCTTGTAGGGGCTCAGCGAGCAGAGCGGCAGGGCGGCCGGGTCATCCGGGCGCTCGAACAAATGGGTGATCGGCTCGGAACCGTCCGACAGGTGCCAGACGTGGAACAGGCTCGCGACGTCACTGCCGCCGATGTGCTTGGCGCGCAGTGCGTGCCAGGCCTCCGCCGTGCCGTCGTAGTGGATTGCAGACATTGCGTCCCTCGCTCAATGAGAACGAAGGACATATTATCATCTAAATGATATTGTGCAAGGTCGTTATATCATTAAAATGAGATTCAGACCGGCGGCTGGATGGCAAGGATCCGTTGCACGGAGATGAGCCGCTGATTTTTGACGGTAGGGCCATGCCAGGGCTGGAAATCGAAATAAGGGGCTGTTCCCGGCGACACGGTGCCGATGATGGCGTCCTGCTGGCCGAACAGACGGACGACGCACAGCGTGCCGGCAACATCCTCAGGAGCCTCACCAGTCAAGGCGAAGAACACCAGCCAGCCGGCGGGAATGGGGTGAAGCCCGTCGCTCGACACGAGCGCGACCTCAATCTCGGCCGTGGCATCCAGGTCGGTGGGCCGCGTGACAGCCATATCCTGCACGCTCGATGCCACCCGGCCGCTGGAAATAACCGCATAGCGAACGTCGATTTTCTGCGGTTCCTTGGCGAAGGCAAAGATGTCGGCCACCGTCACCCCTTCGGCCTCGGCGACCTTTTGGAGCGTGTCCATCGACGGCGTTTTCGCGTCGCCATTCTTCAGGTTGTAAAAGATCGATGGGCTGAGCCCCGCCTTTCTGGCGAGCGTGCCCGCCTTCAGCCGCCGAGCCGCCATGAAATTGAAAAGCGCCCGCTTGGCGGCGCCGTCATCGTCATTCTCTGCCATTTCCCACCCTCAGGAGAACCGGGATGCCGAAATCCATACTGAACCGGCTTCCGCGTTCAGTCTGCGGTTCCGTCGCTAAATATCACAATCATAAATGTATTGTCGACGGGTTATCATTCGACTCCAAGCGGGAGGCGGAGCACTACCAAGTCCTCCTACTTCTGCAAAGAGCCGGACAAATCAGCAATTTACGCCGTCAGGTGAGGTACGACCTGATGGTCAATGGCATCAAGATATGCTCCTATATTGCAGATTGTGTGTATGACGATAATCGCACCGGGATGATAGTTGTCGAGGACGTGAAGTCGGGACCGACGAAGACGCGCGAGTACAGGTTGAAAAAGAAGCTCATGAAGGCCTGCCTCGGTATCGATATCGTCGAGGTGATGTGATCGGCCGAAATTCGGACTTGCACCAAAATATCATAACTATGATATTATCGGCCTTCGACGGGGCGCGTCGGTGTTGACTGCCTCATTCTCAATGAGATCGCGATGGGGCAGGACGGATCAGGCCCGGCAATTCAATGGGCCAAGGGCGTTGTTATTGCGGACGAAAACCCGGAGTGGATCGTAACGCGCGAATCCCAGGTCGTCGGTTCCGTCCTTCTGCGCCCGGAAATCCTGAGCGCCATCCCGCAGCTTGAACCGGCCGACTTCTGCGTCGACGAGTACCGACGCGCCTGGAAGGCGATTCTCGGGTTTTCCACCGATCCCCACAAGATATCCCCATTCCCGGTGGCGCAGGCCGCCGGGGTGGAGCCGGCATCGCTGCTGCGGTGCGTGGCCTCCTTGCCGACGACCATCAACGCCGCCGACTACGCCCGCGATATCCGGGCTGCCCGGGCGCTGCGGGAATCCCTGGCGCATGCGCGGCAGGCGATGCGCGAGACCGATCCTGCCGGCATGCAGGTCGCCCTCCAGCGCGCCGCGCGGGCGGTCTACGAGGTCAGGGAGTTCCAGGATTATGCGGCCTCCGCCCTCGCGACGCGCATGCTGGAGAGATACACGGCGATCGCCACCGGGCAGATCGCGCCGGCGCCGAAATTCGGCATTCCCGCTATGGACGAGACCTTGGGCGGACTGGTCCCCGAGGACCTGCAGGTCTGGGCGGGCCGGCCCGGCATGGGAAAAACGGCCGTGACCATGTCGCTCACGCGCCAGGCGGCAAAGGCTGGTGCCTTCATCGGCTATTTCAGCCTCGAAATCGGCGAGCATCAATGGACGCCCCGCATGCTGGCCGACTGCGCCTTCGATTTCGGAGCCAGGATTGCCTTCAAGGCGATCATGCGCGGATCGCTCTACGGCCAGCACGTCGAAGATCTTCAAGACGCCGCGGCTGCCTTCTCGGAGGTGCCGTATCGAGTTTCCTTCACCGCGAGCCCGACCGTCGCGGAGATCTCCGACACCTGCAAGCGGTGGGAGGATGAGGAAGGGCGCAAGATCGATGGCGTGGTCGTCGACTATTCGGCCTTCGTGCGGGACACCGGCCAATATCGCGGCAGAGAGGTCAAGCAGGTCGGCGAGATCTTCCTCGATCTGAAAAAGATGGCCCGCAGCCTCAAGACCTGCGTGCTGGCCGTGCACCAGCTCAACCGCGGCGTCGAGAGCCGCGAGGACAAGCGCCCGACCATGGCCGATCTCCGCGACTCCGGAGAGATCGAACAGCATGCGGACAGCGTCAACCTGCTGTTCCGGGAGGAATATTACCTCCAGCGGGAGATCGACAAGCACCCACCGAACGAGGCGGAGCTGGAGAGCAAGCGCATCTCGGTCGAGGACCAGGTCGAAGTCATTACCGACAAGAACCGGGCCGGCCCGCCCGGAACAAATCGGCTGTTCATCAGCGTCGCGAACAACGCGGTGAGATCACTTGCCAAGGAATGAGCCATGGAAATCGAAAAGCAACGTGATGTCTCAGAGCTCGCGAATGCGATCGAGATGGCCGCCATCGGCGCATCCGGACTGCCGGGAGGCGTGGTCTCTTTCAACGTGTCGCCGGAATGTGCTCGCTCGATCGCCTGGGCGCTTCGCAACATAGACCGAATGGATCGGGCCTATAAATCCATGCGGCCGCTCGTGGCCGAGCTCAAGGAACTGCGGGGGTTGCGCATCCACCGGAAGAACCAGTTCGCCGTGCTCTGCTGGTTTGCCCTTCTCGGACCGGATATGGCGGCTTCGCTGAGAAGTCTGGTCGAATATCTCATTTCGATGATAATGTGAGCTTCCGACGCTGCCGTGCGTCGAAGAAGGCGCTGCCATGCGCCATGCAGCTGGAGCCCGGTCAACCCGCATGCAGCGACGCCACCCGCTGCCGGCTCCAGCTGCCCCCTCAGGGTGGCGCAGGTGGTTAGCATGACAGATTGGTTCCGCTCCTGGCACGGAGCTCCGGCGGACCCCAAGTGGCGGACGATAGCCAAGCGCGCAAAGGTGCCGACCTCCTTGGTGGTTTCGGTCGCCTGGTCACTTCTCGATCGCGCATCGCAAGCTGACGAGCGCGGTTCGATCATCGGGGCGGATATCGAATCTCTGGCCGATTTCCTCGACGCTGAGCCTTCGGATGTCGAAGCGGTGATCAAGGCGATGCATGAGAAGGGCGTCCTCGACGACCAGCGTTTTGCCGCCTGGGAAAAGCGCCAGCCGAAGCGCGAGGACACCGGCTCAACTGACCGCGTGCGCCAGTTTCGTGAGCGCCAGAAGGCCGGCGTTTCATCCGTTTCGCAACGCAGTGAAACGCCCATGAAACGCAGTGAAACGCAACGCAACGACACGAAACGCTTTGAAACTACAGATACAGAGTCAGAGACAGAGAAGAAGAGATCAGAGTCTAATAATCAGCAGCAGCATTCTACGACACCGCGCGAGCCGGCTGCTGCTGCAGCTTCATCGGCTTTGCCGACGATCGATACCAACCAATTCGAGGTGCTTGAGCAAAAGCTGAGGGCTGCCGCAGGATACGAGCAGGCACCCTACCCCAACCTCTTCAACGTGGGGCCGATCCTGAAGCTCACCCAGGATGGCTTCGATCTCGAGACCGACATCCTCCCCATCATCCGGGCGAAGGCCAAGACCGCCAGCAGGCCGGTGCAAAGCTGGGCATTCTTCGTGCCGGCCATCCTCGAAGCCAAGCAGGCGAGTGGCAAATTCAACGGCGGTCCGTTCCCGGTCGCCCAATCGGCCAAGTCGAAGCAGGAGCAGAGGGCCGAGATGTTCGCCCATCATCGCGCCAACGCCAAGGCCGACGGCTTCGATCCCGACACGGAGCTTGGCCTGCGCAAGCTGCTGATGGCGATTGCCCGCGGCGAGTGGAAAGCGACATGGGGCTCGGACCCGATCGGCAAGAACGGCCGAACCGAGCGGTCGGATATCTTGATCCCGGCCGAGTGGCTCGCATCGCATCTGGCGGTGCTGGAAAACTGCGCGGCGCTGCTCTGGAAGGGCGGCTGCTACAACGACGTCGAGCAACTGGCGCGCTTCATGGGGACGAAGGCAATCCCCGCGAAAACAGCCGACGAGCTCCCCAATCCCGAGATGGCGCGCCTTTGCGACGAATATCTCAAGATTGATCCGCTTGAGCCGCCGCGCCTCTCCCCGACAACGAAACCCTCTCTGATGCCTGCCATTCCCTCGACGTTTGCACAGGACGGCGTTTCTCATCTTAAATGAGAAATCCATCACGAAATCTCAGAACGGTGTCATAGGGCATTTAAACGGAAAAGAAGGGCAGTCGCGCAAAAATGGCAAATCGGCGGAACGTGCAAGTTATGCTACCGGCCGTGTTCGACACCGGCGCGGCGAAGGTCGATGCCGAGGATCGGGCCGACGGTTCGAGGCTCTACACCCGGCGGGCCGACGGCCGGAAATTCGCGTCCCATCTCACCGACCAGCACGCCAACCGCACCGGCTGCCTTCAGACCCTGCCCTCGCCCATCGAGGTCGCCGTCAGGCGCGAGACCATCACCCTCGCTCAGTATGCCGCTGCCGAGCAATATCGGCGCGACTACCTGATCGCCTTCTCCGGCACGCTCAAGTCGCCGGATTTCGCCGGCAGCGGCGTGCGCACCAACCCGGCCGACAACTGGCGCATCCGCGATAGCCAAGCCATGGCCCGCCACCACTGGCGCGTCGCCACGGCTCTCATCACCAAGCAACTTGGCTCGGGCTACGTCGATCTGCTCACCAGCATCGTGGTCGACGAGGTGCCGGCCAACCGCGTCGCCAAGCGGCTCAAGCTGCCCGGGCGCGTCGGGATCCGCATGCTGCGGGAAGTGCTCGATGTGCTCGTAACCCATTACAGCGCCCAATAAAACGCGCGCGCGAAGGAGGGAAACAACCATGTGGGACACAGGCATTTTTAAGGAACTGGTTGGGATAGTGGTCTTCATCGCCGCCGTGGCCTTGATGCTCGGCATGGTTGTCGGCGTGGTTGTCGGTTGATGCCATGAGCGACAAACCTGAAACCATCTGCGTCGGCCTCTCCTTGGAGCCGCCGCCCGCCGCATTCAAGCTCGTTGTCAGCCGGCAGATGATCGGCGCTATTGCGCGGGCTTTCGGGGTGAGCGAGGAGGCCGCCAAGCGAATGATAGACCCCGCTATCATAGCGGTTAAAGAGCCCATCTCCTTCCGCGATCTCTATGTGCGCCCATCCGGCAAAGATATTTCGGGGCCGCCGGAGATTCCGCTCGATCTGCCGCTCAAGAAAGCCCGCAATCTCAGGGATGCGACACCATGGACGCATAAACGGCAGCCATGGCAGGCGCACCGGTCGAAGCGAGGGAAAAGATGACGATCGCTGTCCTCGCTCTCGCCACCATCACCGGCTTCTTGTTCGGTCGCTGGCTCGATCGCAACACGAGGGATAGACCGGAATGAGTGGGGATGCCGCCAAGGGGGTGTTACCCTCGGATCGCCCGCCGGCACTGGTCGAGTATTTCGAGCGCTGCGTCGTCTCCCGCGCCCTGGCGGATCTCTCCGACCGTCAGGCCGAGGATCGCCGTCGCAATCTCTGCCGGATGCCAGCCGGCGCCGATCGCGCGGTTGCGCAGGTCGGTCAGGGCGGGCTCGATCGCGTCCTGACATGCGTCGTCGCGGTCCTCGTCGCTCGCACTGCCCGGCGGCGGCGCGATTGATAGCCTGGAAATGATAGACTCTCGTCATGCCGAAGATCCCGGAAAACGAGCAATGCACCGATATCGAAAGCGGACCGCCAGGTGGTGAGAGCCGCGATCTGGCGTGGGCAGAGCTCAAAAAGAAACTGTCACCAGCCATGCGGGCCGACGACAGCGAATTCACGGGCGTCTCAGCCGAGGACGTCATTCGCCGCAATCGGCAGCGCTGATAGAACAGAAAGCCCCGCCGAAGCGGGGCTCCCTACTGCATCGCCGGGATACTAGGGGTTTCCATCAGCTTCAGGGCAATCACCTCCTCTCTTCCGTCGGCGAATATGTCCCCAGAGATAGAACTTGCGGCGTCTTGCCCTTGCGCCAGTAGATCGCCAGGAGCTCGGTGAGCTCGTCGGCGCGCTGGATGGCCTGCTCAATCGTCTCGGCGACCAAGGCACCATTGCCGCGCTTGATCAGGCCACAGAGCAGAAGGAGCGGAACGTGACGGAGGCCGCTGGAACGCGCCTCGCGAGCGAGGTTCGACACCAAGAACGGCGGCACCTCGCCGCACAGGCGCTCAATGCGGCCGGCGATGTCCTCGCCGTCCTCGTAGAATTCACGCTCCCAGAGCAGGCACGACATGACCGAGCGGCGAAGCGCCTGCTCCGGTGTCATGCGCGCGGCCGGCGCGCCCTCGTGGGTGGTCTCGGTGAACTTGGGCTTGGTATTGAGCTTCATGGCAACCCTCAGGGGAGAGAGCCAGAAGCGGGGCAGTGCGGAACAGGAGATCAGGCGAAAGCGGGCTTTTGGGGTCTTTGCTTTACCACTAAGCTACCGAGGCGAACCTCAGGCGGGATTCGAACCCGCGATACAAGGCTTATGAAGTAACCGCCGTCTACGCTACCTATTCCGCGCTACCCCGCTGGTCTGGCAGGGCCTGAAGCGAAGCAGAGCGAATGTGGAGATCAGGCGAGATCGGTGTTTAGCATCCTAACCACTAGACGATTAGCCCGAAGGCTAAGGTGGATTCGAACCACCGTCTCTCTCTTGGAAGGAGAAGTAACCGATCTCTACGCTACCACATTCGCACTGCTACCTGAGAACAGGCGCCCACGGTGTTTCGTTCCAAGAAGTAACCGTGAGCTACGCTACAGGCAGGAGTGCGTTCGGGGGAATAAGCGGAAGCGGCGTCTTTTGCGTTACAGAAGCGAAGTAACCGCTACCAGCGCCACCTGAACATCATTTTTATGAGATATTAGCCTGATCATGTCAAGCGTAATCTCATAAAAATGATAATTCACCCGGCGAGAAAATAGCCCATGGCGTTCATCGCCTCGCCGAGCCGGCGCGCCTGCTTCTGGGCTGAGGCGTCGATTGCCTCGCAGGCTCGATGCCTCAGCAGGTCGAACGTGTTGTCGTTCCAGCGCATCAGCTTGGTGATCGCCCTGTCGGCCTGGCTGCCCTGCCACAGGTCGACGAGGCCATCATCGAGGACGCCGGCAAGCCACCAGCTGATGGCGCGCATCGCCTTCGCCGCAGGCTGGTTGTCGAGCTCGAACAGGGCCGCGTCGGAGACCCGATCGAGCCAGCGGACGGCCGACCGGTTCTGAGCCGCGTTGAGGGGAGACAGGGCCTCGTCGATGGCAAAGGCGAGATCGACGCGCACCTGGAGCAGCTCCTCGTAGGCGCCGACGTCGGTGATGTTGCCGACGCTGTCGAAGCAGGAGAAGGTCTTGCCGTTCGCCACAGCCAGGAACAGCCGCGGCGGAATGGCGAGCTCGATGCAGGGGCGGGTGTCAGCCATTGGCGGCACCGTCCGCGATGGCTTTCACCGCCTCCAGAATCTCGTGCGCCTCGGCGACCGACCGGATCTCGGCCGTGTGATATTGCTTACCGATCCGGCGCGAGATCTCGGCGTAAAGGTGCCCCCGCCGCCACTTGCCCGACTGCCAGAGCGGGTCGACGAGCCGGTGGATCTTCTGCCGCTCCGCCTTGATCGCCGCCGTCGGGATTACCCCGAGCGGCTTGGTGGGCGTCGTGGTCTTGTGGTGGCAACCGACGTAGTTGCCGCACGCATCGCATTTCCAGAACGGCAGCTGGTAGAGGTCCGGCCGGTGGCGGTAGATCTCGAACCCGTTTGTGAGGCGCGCGTCGACGCCGCGGCCGCAGCCGCAGCAGTAAATCGAGCGGGTATCAGCCATTGGAGCCCCCACTGATCTCGTCGAAGGTGTAAGCGGCGACCCACGGATTGGCCGCCCACGCACCGCTGCCGTTGATCACGTCCCAGAGCGCGGCGTACATCTCGCGGGCAGTCGGGCGCGCCAGATAGGGGAAGTCCCGGTTTGGGTGGTCGACGCCGGGAACACAGAAGCCGCCGTTCGGACGCGGCGCAACGCCCTCTGCTATCGCGTCATCCTCGCTGATATCCCGAAGCCGCTCCACGCGGACATCAGTCACCAGCAAGGTCAGGCGCGAGACCCAGCGCGGCATATGGATCGGCGGCACCGTAGCGCCACGCTTGCCGCGATAGGCGAAAAGATCACCCCAACGATCGGCGGCCCAATCACTGTTCTCGATCGGCCTGAAAGCGCCGTCGGCGAGGTACCGGACGCCGTCGGTGCCGTCCTCCAGTTCCTCGGCGCGCACGGTCTCGCGCACCCAGAGGCGATCGCCGACGGCGAATTTGGTCGGCGGCGCACGGTAGACGCCGTCGGCGTGCTGCGTAACCGCCCGGCCATGGGAAACCGAAATCAGCGGGCGCGGCGGCATCACCCTACGCGTCTGCGTCTTCCGGCCGGCGATGATGGCGCGCACCATCGGTGCCGAAAAGAGGATGGGCCGGTCAACCATTGTAGCCTCCGATCACCGGGAACTGGCGAACGCGGAGGTCGTCCGGCCACTCTGAGGGGCTGGCGCCGGCGCGGTCGTGAATGAACGCCTTGTCCAGCGGCAGGAGGCCCGTCGGGCTGCTACCGAGCTGCTTGATGAACACGGCGACACCATAGAACCGGCAGATGCCGATTGCCGATCTGGCCCAATTGACGAAGAACGGGCGCGCGGTCGCGCCACCTTGCGAGCTTTCACCGCCGACGATGAGCCAATCGATACCCGGCTCGTCGTCGAGAATGTCGTCGGTACCGCCCGCCGCGTTGTAGATTGGCCCACCGGGTTTCGGCAGCCACGGCGACCAGTCGACCTCCCCAAGTCCCGGCTCATAGCTGACACCGATCTTCGACACGATGCCGGCCCGCTTCAGGCGTACCAGCTTGCCCATATCCCGGTTCGCCTCGGGCTGGTCCACGATCGTGGAAAGGATGATGACGTTCGGCGGAAAACCACCGGCCGGTGCCATCTTGGCGACGTTGCCGACGCGCTTGGTGACGAGGATCCAATCAAGAGCGGGCGTCTCGGCGATGAGCTGCCACAGATCCTCGCGCCACTCGGCCGGCACCTCGTTGTCGAACACGTCGGCCAAGCTGGCGCAGAAGACGCGCGTCCGCCGGCCAGTTGCCGCAGCCTCGCGGTTCCAACGCCGGACCCGGTTCCAGTTCTGGACGCTGGTGCGCCGGCGCGGCGCGCCCGGTCCCCAATGGACGCCGTCGCTGAAGCGACAATCCCAAGCCTCGGCGTAGCAATGCTCGCACCCAGGAGAGACCTTGGTGCATCCGATCCAAGGGTTAAACGTGTGGTGGCAATAGGGGATGTTGCTGTTCTCACCCACGGCGCGCCCCTCCGAGATCGTTCCAAAGGTGGTGGCGACCGGCAGCCGTGATGGCATAGCCGCTGCCGGCGGGCTCGCCTTCGTCCGTCCAGAGGGCGCGGTGGTACTCGACGAACCCCAGCCCGCGCATGTCCCGGCAGACGGCACGCGCCATTTCCTTGGTGCAACCAGGCGCAACCAAGGCGCTGAGATGCCAAGCGACGAAATCGGGGCCATCACCACCCGGCAAACTGTCGAGCGTCATCAGGATGTGCCTGCGGAGCGCGAGCTCGGCCTGTTCGAGGGGGGGCAGCTCACCCATGGCGCGCCTCCGTCTCGTAGGCGGCGAGCGCGGTGCTGGCGCGATGGAAGTATTCGGCGCATGTTGTGACGGTCACATGCCCCGCCTCCGCCTTGATCACTCCCTCCGAGGCAATTAGGGCGAAAGGCCGTAGCGCCTCGGCCATCTGCGCATAGACGCGCGCCCTCGTGGCAGCGGCGAACACGGCTGCGTTGGTGTCGCGAAGCATTTCTTCCGCCATCTGCTTCAGGCCGGCGGCCGGTACGTCGACAGTCGGGGCAGCTGCCGGTTTGCGAACCTCGGCCATCGAGTCGATATGACCCGGCGCCGTCGCGGGATCGAAAGGCTTGATGTCTTTGTACCGGCCATCCTCGAATTCGTCCGGGAAGCGCCACCAAAGCTTGCCGTCTTCCTGAGAGCGGTAGAAGGTGAGTTGCGTACCATCCATCACAGGACGGATGGTCTCCATTTGCCCCGTGAAGGTGTTCTGGACCTCGTCGCCCGTACTCACCTGACCTTCTGCAACGCCGATGACCTCGTAGGTGCTGCCGCGCTTCTTGTGGAGGACGATGCGCACAGGAGCGGCGGCCGGCGCCGGCGGTGCCGGGGCGTCGACAAGCGCCGACCTGATGCGCTGCTCGTAGTCGGCCTGAGCGGCGTCCTTGGCGGCTTCGGCGGAAGCGAACGTCTTGACGAAATAGCCGTTCCTTTCCAAATGCTCGCCTCGAACTCCATAGCTCCCCACAACCGTGCGGACTTCGAAAGCCACGCCGTCCTCATCGCTGAGATCGGCCCACTTCAGCGGCTTTACCTTCACGGCCGGCGCCGCCTTGGGAAGGTTGGTCATTTTAGCTGTTCCTTTTCGGCAAGGGCACGGATAGCCGCGGCGTAGACGAGGCCTTCGCGATCGCCATCAAAGCGCTTGATGAGGACCGGGCCGGTGCTGGTGTGCTGGACGCTGTGCTGGGCAATCAGCGCTTCCGCTTCTTTCAGCGCCTTTAGGCGGGCCGAGGCCGCAGCCGCAGCAACGCGCTGCAAGGCTTCGAGTTCGCCAGTATTCGGATCGGCGTTCTCCGCCTCCAGGGCTCGGATGTGAGCGATCAACGCGAGCGTCGTCGGCGGATCCATGCGGGCGATGTGACGGGCATCATCTTCATCGTGCCCGCCTTCATCGTAGATGAGACAGCTATTCGGGCTATCGACGTAGCAACCATCGGCAGCCCACGGCCCTCCCGTCGCCGCCTTGGCTTTCGCTTCGATTTCGGTCATGAGCGCGGCAGTAACCTCGATCCTGTCAGCCATTGGCGGTATCCTTCAGGGCATCGGAGAGCGTCTGGAGAGGATCCTTCGTCCGCACGGTCTCGCCCTTCTTGATCGAGATGGCGGCCCCGTAGCGATCGAGCAGCGCTTGCGCCGTCTCCTGCCACGATCCGGATATCTGGGTCGGCATGTCGGGCACCTGCTCCAGCACTAGGCGTTTCATCTCCGCGCTCTCGCTCGGAATCTCGTGCGTCCAGATCGGGCGCCCCATCACGAACTCCATGGCCTCATGGACTTGGCCGAAGTCCTCCAGCAGGAGGACGCCGGTCGTGATCGAGCCGATGATGCGGGGATCGAAGTCGCGGGTCTCAGCCATTGCCAGACTCCCGCGCCGTCAGCATGGCATCGGCAAGCTCATAGGCGCGCTTCGCCACGATATCGCTCGGGGTCCGGCTTTCCCCTTCGCTGGCGACGATCCCGCCCACCGCCTGCCCGGCGAACCAGTCGCGGAGCGACATTCCATCCTGTGCCGGCGACCATTCGCCTGTAGTAGCGTGCTCGAAGTAGGCGCGCGCGAATGCCGGGCCGCCGTTGTCCACGTTAGGCATTGGCGCCCTCCCCGACGGCGAAGGTCAGCATCTTCAGCTTGCTGATCTGCTGTTTGAGCGAGGCGATCTTCTTGACCCGCATCGCTTCGGCAACCTGGAAAGCCTGCTCCCTGGTACGGCACCAATCGCGGCCCTCACCGTGGTAATATTCAGCGAAGCTGCCCGGTTTGCGCACGACGGCAAAACCGTTGTCGTCGACATCGGCCTCAGCCTCGAGCACGCCGCGCGAGAGCGCGTATTTGCTGATGTAGATCTTCATTTCTGGTCTTCCTCCTGCTCGGCGGCAGGCAGCCAGAAACCGTCCTTCCGCTCCGTGAGCTGGCGCAGCCGGCGCGCCTGGTCGAAGGCGACAGCCGACAGGCCGATGATGATGGCCGATGCGATGATCAGGGCTGCGGTCAAATCCACCTCCCGATGAGGAAGCAGAGCGCGACAGCCAGCAGGCCGATGGCGACAAAGCCGGCCTCGTCAGGGCCGAACTGGTGAAGACACTGCTGGTCCGGCCGGCAAGTATCATCGATCGATATGATCGAGGTGGTGTTGGTCATGGATGCGTCCCTCTTTCGCATCTAAATTATCATTATTATGATATTTTGCAAGCCAAAACGCGCCAAAATGACATATCTTTAATCTGCGCGAATTCGATTTCCAGGCCCTTGAAAGCAAGGGACTGTCGTCATATCTTCTTATTTATTGAAGAAATGGAGGCGACATGGCTCGTACACCCAATACCGACCTGACGCTCTTGGAACAGCAAGTGATGCTGGCGGCGCTGAGGCTTCATCCGCGCGGATATGGCGTCACCATCCAGGAGGAAATTGAAAGCCGGGCTAAACGCTCGATGTCCCTTGGCTCCATCTACGCAGCGCTCAGTCGCCTGGAGCAGAAGGGGTTCATGGAAACGAAGGAAGGCGAAGCCACCCAGGAACGTGGCGGCCGCCGTAAAACCTACTTTACGCTAACCGGCGTTGGCCGCAGGGCGCTTGACGAAAGCATGAATGCCATCGATAGACTTCGCCACGATCTTCCCATTGGGGAGGTCGCACGATGAGCACTAAGAATAAAGTTAATCCTCGTGAATTAGGCCCGAAGCATGAGTTGGGCGGAGTATCAACAATTGGCAAAATGACCAGTGGCCACAAAATTGAAACGGTTTTATTTAACGGAACTGTCGAGTTTGTTGAAGTAGAGAGAATAAATCCAAGAGATATAGATAAAATATTCGCAAAAAAAAGAAAAGAACACAGAAGATTAATAAATACTATTAAACAATTAGAGGAGCTAGAGAGAAATGATACAAAACTATCTGAAGAAATAAAGAACCACCCCCCTTCATGGGCAGAAAAAATTCTGTGCATCATCACCCCGCATGAAAAATGCGATGCTGTTTTAGGCGACTTTAGCGAACTGTACCAGAAGCATATCGAGAAATATGGGGTGAAGCGCGCCCGCTACATGTATTCCAGCCAGGTCATCAGGTCCGCCGGCCCACTCCTGTGGGTCGCCATTAAGCGGTTGGCTTTGGTTCTGGTCGGCTGGAAGCTTACTGGCTGATGGCGCCACTTTGGCAATGCCATAGCCCCGCCCTCCACACGGAAGGCGGGGCTTTCTTTGCTTCAGCCAGCCGAAGCGTCAGTCCTTGTAGGGATCGAAGGCGTCGTTCCCGGCCATCAGAACGCCGATCGGCTTGAGCGTATGGACGACCTCAACGGTTCCGGCGTGTTCGGCGAGCACCTCGTCCAGGCGGCGGTAGGCCTGCGGCGCCTCGTCGACATCGCCACCAATGACCATCACGCCGAAGTCGCGCAGCCAGGTTTGCCAGTCGTCATGGCGGACCCGCCCCGGCTGGCGGATCTTCTTTCCCCGCTCGTCCTTCACGAACCGGCCTCGAGCTTCGGTGCGCGACATGATGCGGCCGGCGCCGTGGACCGTCGAGTAGAGCGAGGCGGCGGACTTCTCGCTCTCGACCCCCCGGAGAATGACCGCGTTGTCGCCCATGGAGCCGCCAACAAAGCCGTATTGTCCGGGGAATGCCGGAGTGGCACCCTTGCGCACCACCCACATGCCGACGCCGCCGTGCGTTTCCTGCCACACGAAATTATGGTGGTTGTGGACCGTGAAATTCGCCGACGCGCCAATCAACCGGCGCACGCGCTCGACGACCCAAGCGCGGCCAGCGTAGGCATAGAGGCCGCCCAGCTCGACACCGGCAAGATAGCCGCGCCCGAGGTCGCTGTCGGCCTCGATCAGAGCGGGGTCGACCTCCATGCCATCCTTGGCGCCGACGGCCTTGAGATACTTCGTCGTGATCTTGTGGCCCAGGCCGCGCGAGCCGAAGTGGACACCGATCCAGGCAAACCCGTCCTCGTCTTCGAGGATGTCGACGTAGTGGTTTCCCGAGCCGACGGTTCCGAGCTGGTCTCGGGCCATGGGCTTCAGATCCTCGACGTCGGCCGCCTTCCAGAGATCGGAGTCGAACAGGGCATGGTCGACCTTCTCACCGTTGGAACGACCGATGCCGAAGCTGATGCAGGAGGCGATATCGGAAAGGATGGTGCCAAGCTGCGGCTTCAGATCTTCGGCACGGGCGTCCAGGCGAACGGCCATATTCCCGCATGCAATATCGAACCCGACTCCCGAGATCGAGATGTGGTTCGTGTAGCCGACAACGCCGCCTATCGGATGGGCGTACCCAAGGTGGCCGTCGGCGCAGAGGACGCCAGCCGCGGCACTGCCGGCGGCAAGGCACCGATCAAGTTGTGCGAGAGTGCGCTCGTCGTGGTTCCCGTAGATAATGGGGGGCATTTTTCCCTCGGATGTGTTGATGGAGGCACCTAAGCGTCAGTCGGGAGAGTTCAGCACCACGACAGCCGTCTTCACGTCGGTCCCGCTGCTGCGGAAGGCTCCATCCGGCAGCAGCTCGATAGTGCCGTTGCAGCCACCGACGAATTCCCGGAAGGCAATCGTTTTCTTGTTGTCACGGAAGGAGACGCTGGCCGACATGATCGCGACGAGGCGGCCTCCCGGTTTCAGGAAGCCGTAGGCATGCAGAACATGGTCGATATCAGCCTGCCGGGCGAAAGGCGGGTTCATGATCAAGCGATCAAAAACCGGGTTCGGTTCGATTGCAAGGAAGTCCCAGAGGTCGAGGCCGCCGGCGCCGAAGGCGCTATAGTTCCGCCGAACGCATTCGGCGTGTCGCTTCGGATCGATCTCGCAGCCGAAGATACCGGCGCCACTCTCAAGCTTTCGGATGACGGCAGCGACGATGTTGCCGACGCCGGCCGATGGCTCGTAGACCTTCATCCCAGGATGGAGATCGGCCAGTTCGACGAGTTGGTCGGCCAGTTCGGGAGGGGTGTCGAACTGGCCGAACTCCTGCTTCGTTCTGGTGACCTCGCCGGTGAGGAGAATGGGCTCGATGGCCTCGGCCGCATCCCCATCGAAAAGATGAGCGCTGGCTTTGCGGTTCCATTTCCCGCCTGCCGCCTCGATCACCTTAACCACCTTGGCGTAGGCCGGCCGGTCAAGCTGGCCGGGCAAAAACATCTTGGCGCCGTCAAACCGTGACGAATCCAGTATGCGGAGCGTGTCGTCATCGACGAGCATGTTGATTTCTCTTGTCTTTTAGGAGGAAAGGCGGCGGATCAGATGTGGCAGTCGACGAAGGTGATCCACTGGTCGGAGCGGAGGCCGGCGAACAGCTTGTCGAACTGTTCGGCCCAATCGGGCTTCTCGTTGGAGACGCAGGCGAACCAGCCCATCTCGCCCTTCTCGAACCACTCGCCATCCTTGAGCACGGCAAAAGCGGAAAGCGCAGGCGTGGCCTCGATCCAATCATCGATCGTCTGGCCGTCGGCGGGCTGGACCTCATCCCAGAAGTCGGCCCGATGGTAATCCGCGGCTGCGAAACCGTGCTCCTGGATCTTCAGCCACTCGTCGAACTCATTGCCGCGCGGCCGAGGCTCGGGAAGCGCGAGCCAAGCGGCGATGGCCGCCTTGTAGGCGCGGCGCATGCTGTCGAGTTCCCCAAAATCAGCCGCTCCCGCCTGAACACGGATCTTCTCCACCATCTCGCGCATTTCAGCGACGCGGGTTGCTTTCAGGGCGGCAAGATCGAGATCGCCGACGCGTGCCTGATTGCCGACCTCCACCCAATCGGTAGGGAACTTCAACTCGCGACCGGTGCCGCTGCATCCGTTGCAGGTATAGGTCGGGTCTTCGAGCCGCCGAGCCTGCCCGATCGGATCGTCACGCCGACCGGTTCCCCGGCAGAGGGTGCAGGTCTTGTAATTCCGCTCATCCTTTTCGGGGTCATAGCCGGGAGCCAGGCGGCCACCGTAACGACCTCCGACCACCCACCAATCCCACTTAGCGTTGGGATTGGTGCGATCGATGATCTTCACCACGGCGCCAGCCTCGTCGACCACCGCGTAGCCGTACTTGTGCTCCTTTCGGAGATCCGGCTGTTCACCGGGACGAACGACCTTGGCGTCGTGCCAGCTCTCCAGCCAGTCGCGGAACGACATGACCTCGCTCGCGGGAAACTTGACCTCCTCCCAGCCGTCCGGCACGAAATGGACCTTGGAGCGATAGCCGCGACCGTCGCCCCAATCCTTGCTCTGGTAGGACATGCCGCCGGCTGTGCCTGTACCCATGGGAGCCTCGCCACCATGGTTCGCGCGGGTCAGCTCCTCATCCGTCCACTCGCGATAGAACTGGTCATCGTAGGGATCATGCAGGCCGCCGTCAGGAGCCTTGAAACGGCGTATGGTGCTTCCGGCATACTCCACCCGGCGCTTCTCGGTGATGTCGATATCCTGCACGTACTTGTCGTCCTCGCCCGTGCACTCGAACTCGTGGAAGGGCTGGAGCGCCATGGAAAGCACGTCGTCGGTCGGCTCCTGGTCGGTCACGACCAGCACACTAAAATGGCTCATGTTTGCCTCGGTGTTTGCGGGGGAAGATCAGCGGCGAGCGCGCTTGGCGGTGCCTGAAAAGAAGCGGTCGGCGTGGGCGTCCGGGTCGAAGTCCGGCAGGAGCTGGTCCATCATGCGGCCGCCCTTCGACGCTTGGCGGCGCTGCTCGCGCTCCATCACCGACCAGCAGCCCATGTAGGCGTCATGGCGCCACTTCTCGGCCGGCGGCACGCTGCCCTTGAAGTTGAAGTAGTCGATGCCGCTGATGGCGTCGGAGATCGTGTTCATGACCTGCGCCCGATCGATAAGCGCGCGGAAGCGATAATCGCGGCCCGGCGTTTCGGTGACATCAGCCGCCGACTCCGGGAAAACCCGCTCGATATCGCCCTTGAACCGCGCCCTCACGAGCAGCTCATCGCTCACCGGCCCTTTGCCGCCGGCATAGCTGGCCTTCGGGTCGACGATGGAAACGAAGGCGTTGTTGAGAAAAATCCACATTGCTATGTGCGTCCCCTTGTTCGATGTCCCGTACATATCATAAAAATGATAATACACAAGGGATGACGGTGCATAATAATGATATTTACATCCAAAATCGCTTGACCAAAGGCAAATATCTCATATCAATGATGATGCGCACGCCCCTCCTCCCGGCTCTGCGCCTTCGCGGGGCAAGCGTCCCCCGTCACGCCCCGCGCGCGGCCCCGATGACCTAAGCCTCATCGGGGCCGCTCCGTTTCTGGAGATGCGAATGGCCGAGACCTTCACCTGCCCGCGCGCGATCGAGGATGGACACGACAGTCCGGTCTTCGCCCATGGCGGCCAAGCTCACTGGCGCGAGGACGGTACCTGCTCCTATTGCGGGTCCATGAGTTCCGACGCGTTTTTCAAGGCAATAGATGCCGGCGAGGAGATCATCCCCACCGACAAGAGCTACAAGGCCTACGTCGGCGCCGCGCACCGGAAGTTCTACTTCCAGCATCTCTCCGAAGCGGAGAAGGTTCGCTTCGTCGAATACCTCAACGCGCGCCGCATCAACATCGGCTATCCGGGGCACTTCTACGTCAGGCCCTACTTCGTCTGCTTCCCTGAGAAGTCGGAGGGCTGATCGTGCTCAATGCTCCCCTGACGGTCGTATACCGGCCGATCGATACCCTCATCGGCTATGCCCGAAACGCTCGCACGCACTCCGACGAGCAGGTCGACCAGATCGCCGCGTCCATCCGCGAGTTCGGCTGGACAAATCCCATCCTGATCGATGAGCAGCTGACCATCATCGCCGGCCATGGCCGCCTCGCAGCCGCCAAGAAGCTCGGCATGGACGAGGTGCCGACGATCACCCTCGCCGGCCTCACCGAGGCCCAGCGCCGCGCCTTGATCCTAGCCGACAACAGGTTGGCGCTGAATGCCGGCTGGGACGAGGATCTGCTTAAGATCGAGCTGCTCGATCTCGCCGACGCGCAGTTCGATATTTCGCTGCTCGGCTTCGACGACAAGGAGCTGGCCGCCATCATGGCGCCGGCGCCGTCCGAAGGCCTCACCGATCCGGACGAAACGCCCGAGGTGCCGCAGGAGCCGGCCAGCGAGCTCGGCGACGTCTGGATCCTCGGCCGTCATCGGCTGGTCTGCGGCGACAGCACCGACACCGGCACCGTCGAAAAGGCGCTCGCCGGCGTGGTGCCGATGCTGATGGTCACGGACCCGCCCTATGGGGTGGAATACGACGCCGGCTGGCGCGGCGAGGCGAAAAACGGCGATGGCAAGCCGCTCAGCACTGGCAAGGGCCGGGCGAAGGGCAAGGTCGAGAACGACAACCGCGGAGACTGGAGCGCAGCCTGGGCGCTGTTCCCCGGCGACGTGGCCTACGTCTGGCACGGCGAGCGCCAGCTCGTCTCGATCGCCGATCAGCTCCAGGATTCAGGCTTCGAGCTTCGGAACCTGATCGTCTGGGGCAAGAGCGGGTTGGTTGTCGGCCGCGGCAACTATCACAGCCAGCACGAGACCTGCTGGTATGTGGTCCGCAAGGGCGGCACCGGCCACTGGTCCGGCGATCGCAAGCAGACCACCCTCTGGCAGATCGATAAGCCGCAGAAGTCCGAGACCGGCCACAGCACCCAGAAGCCGGTCGAGTGCATGGCCCGGCCGATCCGGAACAACAGCTCTCCCGGCCAGGCGGTCTACGAGCCCTTCAGCGGCAGTGGCACAACCATCATCGCCTGTGAGCAGGAGGGCCGATCCTGCCACGCCATCGAGCTCAACCCGGCCTATGTCGACGTAGCGGTCACACGGTGGGAGAAGTTCGCCGGCAAGCAAGCCATCCTCGAGGAGACCGGCGAGACCTATCTTCAGGTGCTCGCCCGGCGCCGGCCGAACGCTCAGATCAAGGCTGAGAAGAAGTAGCGCAGTAGCCCTCGGCGAGCATCCGCAGGGAGAGCCCGACGCCGATCGCATGCCAGCGCCAATAACCGGTCACCGGCTGGCCGTCGACGGTGATCTCCTGCCAAAAATATTCCTCGCCATCGGGCATCGAGACTACTTCGCCGCGGTGCCCTATGGTCTTTCCGTTAGCCGGGCCGCCCACACACGGCCCGGCTTTCTCGTCATGCTCAGTGCTCATCGCTCATCAGCCGATGGCGTCAGCAAACGCCTTCAACATATTGATAAGATGGTGGCGTTTGCGCTCGGGAACCGTGTCCACGATCTTGGCGGCCAAGAGACCGGACGGGCTGAAGGCGGGAAGCGAATCCACCTCGCCCACCTCCGCTGGCAGGAGTTCCGCTACGGTGGCCCTGAGCGAACGGGCGATATCGATCATGCGGGAGCCGCTGACGCGGTTGGTTCCCTTCTCATATTTCTGGACTTGCTGTAAGGTAACGCCGATCGTTTCGGCCAGTTGCTCTTGCGTGATGCCACGGAGCGTCCTGTAGCGGCGGATGCGCGCGCCGATTTCGACGTCTTCCGGACGAACCTTTTTTGCCCTGGTGGTGGTCGTCATGGTGAGCCTCGTTCGATGGGAAAAACCGGGCGTTTCGTCGTCGCTCCAGCAGGCGACGCACTATGCCAGACCCGATATGCCATGATTATCATTATAATGATATTTTGCAAGCTATGATGCCCGTTATCTCATAAAAATAAACCCCGCCGAAGCGGGGAGTTTCTCATTTACGCATCAGTTTGCCGTTGGACTTGAAATAACGCTTGCCGTGGAGGCATGAGCAAGGATGACGTCGACCGTCACGCCCTCGGCCGCGGCGATCTTTCTGAGCACGTCGGCGGGAGGAGCCTTGATCTTCCCCTGCTTCAAATTGTAGAGGGTGGACGGGCTGACACCGGCCTTCTCGGCGAGCGGGCCGGCCTTGAGACCACGCGCCTTCATGAAGGCAAACAGCGCTGCGGACTTGTCGGCATCCGAGAGGTCGACCCTGCCGCCATACTCTGTCGCCAAAACGATTTCCAAACGACTGGCAATCACATTGCCATAGACTAGATCGTCCCGCCCTAGAACAAAGCGCAAGGCATACCTCAATCGCAGCCAAAGCGACGCATCGCGCGATGTAACGATCTTGACTTCTGCGAGATGCCCACCCGGCTTTGGATCAATATGAATGAAGTGATCTGGAGTATAGTGGTCGCAGGGGATGTAGGTCATGGGGGTATCCTTGGCTGGTGCGTTGAGGGGAGATGAGGCGTGTGGCGGTACGAAGCGCGGCAATGAGGGGATTATTTCGAGATGAACATCGACAGCGTGTCGTTGGTCGGCAGTTCGCGCGCGGCCGGCGGGACTTTCGCCTCGACCTTCTTGATGGAGGATTCCCTCGTCATCATCGCGATAGCGCTGTTGACGCTCATTTCGGCTGAAAACCTGATTTTCTGTTCATTCGTGAGACTGTCGAAGTCGGCCTTCGATTGCCGCTCAACAGCCCGCGCCGCGCTCTTATGGAGCGCGGTCGTTCTGGCACTGCCGTCGGCTACAATCTCCGCGTCGGTCAGCCGTTTTAGGCCGACGCCACGGACTGCGGAAAACACGAAATCCTTGTCACGAAGAACACGCCGCATAGCAGTGGCAATGTTACCGCGGATGTCGTCCAGAGGCCGCGAGACGACCTCGCAGATGCGCTCATAGGGGATGATCTCCCCTTTGGCGCATTTGGCGAGTTCCTGGGTGATGAGCCGGGTTTCTGCGGAAGATTGGAATATCGGACGAGGCATTCTGAAACCTCTTGGTGGCTGTTGCGTAGTGCGGCGTTGCGACAAGATGCGGCGCGCAGTGGAAAGTTGAAGGGCGCAGCGTAGTCGCTGGTGCGTGAGCACCCAGAAGTGGGCCTTGGTCCATTTTTGGATGCCCACGACCGAAGTCGTGGGCGGCTGGTGAGTTGCGTTGCGTGTCGTTGAGAAGCGGCGCGATGCGTTATGGAGGATCAAATCAGGTTTCGGCCCACTCGAAACCGTCGACATAGAACCGGCCGATCATGCCGCCCTTCTCCGGGCGGAACCTGCCGATGCCGACGAGGCGGCCGGCCTCGACCAGGGCGCGCTCGAAGATGTCCTTCGGGATCACGTCATCAAGGATGGCGAACGTCGCGGTCCCGGACCACGACTGGATGTAGGGGAAGATGCGCTTGACGCGCTTGCCGCTGCCGCGCACGCCGTCGGCATTGGCCCAGATGGTGATGGATTCGAGATCGTCCTTCTTGATGCCGATCGGCACGTCGGCGTCGCAGATCTGACCGGCGAGGAAGAACTTGGTGTAGGTGGACTTACCGCGGCCAGGAATGCCGATATTCAGGCGCTTGATTGCCTCGTCGATCGACATCTTCAGCGCCATGGCCGGGATGCAGACGGTGCCGTCAGCGTTGACCGTGGACTTCTCTCGCCACAGGCGCTTGTCGTAGCCGGCGGCATCTTCCTTCGGCAGCTTCGGGTGCTCGTCCGGGTCGATCGCCCGACTCTGCGAATAGGGAGTGGCGGAACGAAGTTCAGCTTTGCAAATGCGCATGATGTTTGCCTTTCAGGTGGCTGGTGAGATGCGGGGCGCGGCGGCGTGCCGCGCTGAGTCGCGCTGCGGCGTGCGGCGGAGAAGCGCGATGCGGGGTCATTTGGTGCGTGAGCACCCCGAAACCCGGCACGCCGGGCATGGGGCTGATCGCGCATCCTTCGGGCATGACTTCTCCTTTCCAAAAACCGGCTCCCGCCGGCTTGGTATCACTCGATCACTTGGGTCTGCTGTGTCGGGGCGTCCCTGCTCCGATGGCTTTCACTATAGCGGATAAATGACGCCCGTCAACAAAAATATCATTAAAATGATAGTATCGATCGATCTATATCGATGCCAATCATGCGCCCGTCGCGCTTCTGAGCGCCTTTACCTCCTCCGAAATGAGCTTTTGCTCCAGCTCGTAGGCGATTTTGCGCGCCTGGATGTCATCCAGCACCGCCATGATGCGGCCTGCCTCCTCGTCGTCCGACACGGCGGCGATGGACGCCCTCACTTCCTCCTCGGCATCCAGGATGGCCTTGCGGTCCAACAGCCCGAGGAAGACGCGCTCCACCAGGTCGGGGCCGGGGCTGAAGCGCAGGATCATCAGCCGGTCGCGCACCCGGTAGCCGCGGTTGCGCGTCACCATGCCGACGGCGTTGGTCACGTCGTCACCGTGGACCTCGCGGAGCACCGGCCCGAACCGCTCGTCGATCGAGGCGGGATCGAATGGACCGTCGTCGATCAGCCGCAGCAGTTCCCCTTTGAATGCCTCGTAGGCCTCCGAGCCGAAGCGCAGCGCCGCGAACCTCTCGGCATGGGTATCGATCAGGGCCGGATACTCCACGGCGAGCCCGAGGATCAGGGCGTCCAGCGCGCGAGCCTGCGCTTCAATGGCCGCAGCTAGCGAACCGGTATCGACCGCTTGCAGCACCGGCGCCTTGGCGGCGTGAGCGCCCTTCTCCGCCCGCCAGAGCATGTCGGAGAGGCGGATCCGCACGGCGGTCCGATATGAGGCCCGCACACTCCGGTCGGCGATGGTGTCGATCAGATCATAGAGGCGCTTCTCAAGCGCGGCGCGCCGCTCCGGCGTATTGAGCTGAGCTCCGTCCGTCTCCCGGCGCCAAAGCACGTCGACCAGCGGCGATGCGCCTTCGATCGCCTTCGCGATAGCATCCCGGCCGCCGACACGGGCGATATCGTCGGGGTCCTTGCCGTCGGGCAGAAAGGCAAAGTTGAAGCTGTGCCCGGCCTTCAGGGCCGGCAGAATGCGGTCAACCGCCCGGTGCGCGGCCGACACTCCCGCCTTGTCACCATCAAGGCACATCACCGGCTCGGGCGCCAGCCGCCAGAAGCGGGCTATCTGCGCCTCGGTGATCGCCGTCCCCATGCCCGCCACCACCGGCAGGAAGCCGGACTGGTAGACCGAGATCACGTCCATGTAGCCCTCGACGACGAGGCAGATGCTCGCCTCGCGGGCCGGCTTGAGCGCCCGATGAACGTTGAACACGGTCCGGCTCTTGTCGAACAGCGGCGTATCCGGCGAGTTGAGGTATTTCGGCTGGACCTCGTCGTTAAGCGCCCGACCGCCGAAGGCGATCACCCTGCCCTTGTGGTCCTGGATGGGGATCATCAGCCGGTCGCGGAAGAAGTCATAGACGCTGCCGTCATCGCGGGCGCGGACAAGGCCAAGATCCTGCATGGTCTCGATCGACACGCCCTTGCCGGTGAGGTGTTCGCGCAACATCGGTGCCTTGGCCGGCGCATAGCCGATCCGGAACTCCTTCACCGTCTCCGGCTTCAGCTCGCGCTTGCCAACGTAGGCGCGGGCGGCCTCGCCGCCGGATAGCCGGAGTGATGCCTCGAAGAAGCGACAGGCCTCTTCCATCACGGCCACGCCGTCGAGATAGAGCTTCTCCTCCTTCTCGGCCTTTTCGTCCCGCGGGATCTTGACGCCGGTGATGCGCGCCAGTTCTTCGACCGCCTCCGGGAAGCTGTGCTTCTCCATGTCGGTCATCCACCGGAAGACGTCGCCGGTCACGCCGCAGCCGAAGCAGTGATAGATGCCGCGCCGGTCATCGACATGGAAAGATGCGGTCTTCTCGCCGTGGAAGGGGCAGCAGGCCCAATAGTCGCCCTTCGCCGGCTGGCTCTTGCGCTTGTCCCAGGTGACGCGCTTGCCAACGAGCTCGGATACCGGCATGCGGACGCGGATCTCGTCGAGGATGTGGGGCGGGAACCTCATTCGGCCGCCTCCCGCCACTCAGCCTCGACCTCCTGTCGTGGGGGTGCGTCCGCCATGAGCGCGCCGACCACGGCTCGCATCATCGCGACCGAGACGGCGTTGCCGATCTGCTTGATCTGGTCGGTTTTGGTTCCGGCGAATTCATAGGTTTCGCCGTCGCCGATGAACCCCATGGCAGCGGCGAGTTCATGCGGCTCCAGCATCCGGAACAGGATGTCGTAACGGTCGGTGCCCGCGACGAACGCGAGCTCGCCTCGATTGGCGCCGGTGATAGTGGGCAACGGTTCAGAAACATCTCGCGCCCGATCGCTGCCGTCGCGATGCGTTACCGGCGCCACCATCCCGAACCGTGCCTTGCTGGTCACGGTCGGCAGAGGCTCGGAGACGCCAACGCAGGTCTCTCCTGATCCCGATCCGTAGTAAGGCGAGATCAGCGCATGCGCCGCACCATTGCCGCCTGTGGTGACGGTCGGTATTGGATCGCCGACGGGCCGCGGTGCGCCGCTGTTGTGTTGCGAAAGCACCAACGGCTCCGCCAGCCAGACGCCGCCCTTGGTGTCGAGCGTGGGAATAGGATCGGTGCTGACGGCCTTGGCTTGATTCCCCTTGCGTCCGTTCATGATGACTGGCTCGGCCAAGCCGATGTGCGTTCCGTTTGCAGCGATGGTCGGCAATGGCAGGTCGAGCCCGCGCGCCGACATGTGGTTGCGCAGGATGACGAGGTATGGCTCCGGCCACCCTTCCTTGACCGCGCCATTGTAGATTCTCGCGATGGTCTTCGGCGCCAACGCTTTCGGCCGGTTGAAGATCGACTTGCCCTTGATCGACCAGTCGATAATGTCCCGCGCCGGACGCCATGGAAGCGCGTCCGAAAACAGGCTGTCGCCGATCTCCGACCGACGGCGATGCGTCGGCATCGGCCAGCGCAGTTTGCATCCGTCCGATCGCCCGATCAGGATGAAGCGCTGCCGAGTGGTAGCGTCGCCATAGTCGGCTGCATTGAGCTTGCGCCACTCCAGTTCGAAGCCGAGTCGCTGGAGAGTTGCCGTCCAGGCCTGAAAATACTCGCCCTTGCGCGAGGCAACCGGCCGACCAGTTCTGGGATCCACAGGCCCCCAGCCGGTGAACTCCCATACATTTTCGATGATGATGCGCTTCACCCGAAGTTCGGTCAGCCAGGTAATGATGTGCCAAGGGTCGGATCGCTGCTGGTCGGATGTCGGCTTTCCTCCACGCGCCACCGAATGGTGCGTGCAGGTCGGCGAGGCCATCAGCAGGTCGAGATATCCTTCCGGCACCAGCAGGTGCGGCCGCACCGTGGCAATGTCCTGCACGTAGTGTCGCGCTTCCGGATGGTTCCGCTTGTGGGTTTCGATCGCCGTGGGCCAGTGGTTGACGCACACGAGATCCATATCGAACCCAAGGTCGGCGAGTGCGCGTCGGCAGCCGGTCGATGACCCTCCGGCCCCACAGAGTAGGTCGGCAACAAGTATCTTGCGGCTCATATCATCCCCTGTCCGAAATCTCATTTAGATGATAATCTACCGTCGTAAGCGAGAAATCGCAACGCGGAATATCATTTAAATGACAGACGAACCGAACAAGCCACGGAAAGGAAGGAAGGGACCGCCCAAGGGCGCGCCGCGGCGGACGCAGCCCCTGCCGCCTAAGGAACCGGCGCCGGGCATCTATTCACCGACGGAAGGCGAGCGCGTGCTGGTCCAGCTCGGCGTCGCCTCAGGCATCAGCCTCGACTACCTGCGAAAGCAGGTGGCCGCCGGGAAGCTGACCAAGGCCGGGTTCGAGGCGGCGTTCGCCGACGAGATCAAGGATGGGCTGGAAGGCGCCACCCTCAAGGTCGCCACCAACTTGTTCCGGTGCGCCACGGCTTGGCCGCCCATCAAGGGCGTAACGCCGACCTGCATGGTCTTCTGGTTGAAGAACCGGGCGAAGTGGGCTGAGGATACCGCCTCCGCTTCGGTCAAGATGACCGAGAGCAAAGACCCGGAAACGCAGGAGAAGACGGTCGAGTTCTCCATCAAGATCGGTGACGGTGCGCCCAAGGACGCCGGGTGACCGTGACGAAGTTCGTCTTCACTCGCCCCTGGATGTACGAGAAGCAGCGCAAGGCGTTCTTTAACAATCAAAGGTATAGCTGGATCGAGGGGAGCACTAAATCCGGGAAGACGGTCGCCTGCATTGCGTGGCTGTTCGAGCAGGCGATTCAGGGGAAACCCGGCTGGAACTATCTCTGGATTGCCCCGATCTATCCACAAGCCAAGATCGCCTTCCGGCGCTTCAAGCGCGGCCTTCCGGATGAGATCTGGAAGGCAAACGAGGCCGAACTGTTCCTGACGCTCGCCAACGGCGCCACCATCTGGTTCAAGGGCGGCGACAATCCGGACAGCATCTACGGCGAGGACTACCACGCCGCTGTGATCGACGAAGCCAGCCGCTGCAAGGATGAGGTCTGGACCGCCGTCCGCTCCACCCTCACCGCCACGCAGGGGCCAGTGCGCGCGATCGGCAACGTCAAGGGGCGCGGCAATTTCCACTATCGCATGTGCCGGCTCGCCGAGGGCGGCGCGCCCAACATGTCCTACCACAAGATCACCGCCATCGACGCGGTGGCCGGCGGCATCGTGCCGCAGGAGGAAATCGACGATGCCCGACGGCAGCTTCCGGATCATGTATTCCGGGAGCTCTATCTCGCCGAGCCGGCCGAGGATGGCAACAACCCGTTCGGGTTCTCGAACATCAAGGCGTGCATCGGGGATATGTCCGATGAGCCGCCCGTCGTCATAGGCGTCGACCTGGCCGAGAGCGTGGACTGGACAGTAGCCGTCGGCCTCGATCGCCAGATGCGCGTTTGCGGCGTCGACCGATTCCAGCTCCCTTGGCCCCAGACCAAACAGCGCCTCGCCGATCTCATCCGAAAAACGCCGGCTCTCGTCGACCAAACGGGCGTCGGAAAGCCGGTTGTCGCCGATCTCCAGACCGTGCTCTCCGACGTCGAGGGCTTCCAGTTTACGCAGTCGAGCAAGCAGGAACTCATGGGGCTACTGGTGGTGGAGATCCAGCAGCACCGCGTCAGCTACCCGGAGGGCGTCATCAGCCAGGAATTGGAGGTGTTCGAGTACGAGCACACCAGGACCGGCGTCCGGTACACCGCCCCGCAGGGCTATCACGATGACGCCGTCTGCGCCCTCGCCCTTGCCTGCAAGGCCTACCGCGACCGCTTCCCGCTCCTCTCTGCGGCGATCGCCCCCGCTGAAATCCTCCGCGTGAGCCCATGGCTCGGCGGAAACTTCGAGTTTGGAGACTGACCATGGCCCGTCGCCCCGCTGCCGCATCGCCGGCCCAGCCGTTGAGGTTCGATCCGAGCACGATCGGATCGACCGGCCTCCGCCAGACCGGCGGCTATCTGCATGAGGAATTTCTCCGCGATCTCCGCGGCGAGAAGGGCATGCGGAAATACCGCGAGATGACGGACAACGACTATGTCATCGGCGCCATGCTGTTCGCGATCCAGACGCTCATCGCCGGCGTCGAATGGACCATGCAGGCCGTGGACGAGACCACCGAGGCGGAAGACGCCGCGACCTTCGCCGAGGAAGTTCTCGGCGACATGAAAACGCCCTGGCCCTCCGCACTCTCGGAAATCTGCACCATGTTCCCCTTCGGCTACGCGCCGATGGAGGTCACCTGGAAGAAGCGTACCGATGCGCCCAACGATATCGGCCTGCCGTCCTCGAAATACACCGACGGCAAGATCGGCGTCGACGCGATCTCTCTGCGCGCGCAGGAGACCGTCATCCGCTGGGACATCGATGACATCGACGGCACGATCCGCGGCTTCTGGCAGCAGCCGATCAACCGGCCGATGGCCTACATCCCGATCTCCAAGTGCCTGCTGTTCCGGACATCGGCTGTCAAGAACAACCCAGAAGGGCGGTCGATCCTGCGAAACGCCTACCGTAGCTGGTATTTCAAGACCCGCATGGAGGAGATCGAGGCGATCGGCGTCGAGCGCGATCTCGCCGGCTTGCCGATGATGCGCATCCCGGCCCAGCTCATGGCCGAAGATGCCACGCCGCAGGACAAGGCGGTCTTCAAAGCCTACCAGAAGCTCGTCACCAACGTCCGCCGCGACCAGCAGGAAGGTATCATCCTGCCGTCGAGCAAGGACAAGGAAGGCAACTACCTATTCGATTTCGAACTGCTGACGACCGGCGGTTCGCGCGCCTTCGACACCAACAAGGTACTGACGCGCTACGATCGGGCCATCGCGACGTCGGTGCTGGCCGATTTCATCTTCCTTGGCCAGCAGGCGGTCGGTTCCTTCGCCTTGTCGAGCGACAAGACCGCGCTGTTCGGCGCCGCCATCCAGTCGTTCCTCGAAAACGTCATCGCCGCCCAGATCAACACCGAGCTCCTGCCGCGCCTCTGGTTCCTGAATGCGTTGCCCCCCGAGCTGATGCCAGTCTGGACCCCCGGCGCCATCGAGGAGGCCAGTCTCGCCGAGGTGGCGCAGCTCATCTCGTCGATGACCGGCGCCGGCGCGCCGATGTTCCCGGACCGCGATCTCGAAAACCACCTCCGCAAGCGCGCCGGACTGCCGCCGGCCCCGGAAGAAGGCGAGGACATGCGCACGCCGGACATGCCGGACGATCAGGGGACGGGCTCGGAGGACGACGAGGAAGTGGACGACGGGTTGGATGACGAGTCCGCCACGGCCTGACGCCTTCACCCCGACATCCGGATATCTCATAATGATGAGACTATGACCTTCCTTCACCACCCAATCTCATCGACCTTTGCCTGCGAGCCGATCCGCAAGGATCGGCGCGCCGACATCAGCGAAATCGAGCGGCTGGCGCAGAAGGTAGAGCCGAGCCTGTCCCGCGCGATCCTGAAGGCCCTACAGGAGCAGCAGGACGCCATCGACCTCCGGGCGCTCATCAAGGCGTTGAAGACCGGATCGGCGGCCAACGTCCTCAACGTGCTGGAAACGTCAATCGGTTCGGCCGGCAAGGTGGCGGTCGAGCAGGCGCTGATGAACGGCGCGGCGGCGGCCGGCGCGGCGACCGCGAAAACCGTCGCCCGGATCACCCGCACGGAATTCCACTTCTCCGTCCTGAACCCCGGCTTGATCGACTGGTTGGGGACCTATTCCTTCGGGCTCATCCGGCAGATCGACAACACCACGCGCGAGGCCGTCCGCGAAGCGGTGATCACCGGCATGAAGGCCGGCAAGAACCCCGTCGATACCGCGCGGGAGATCAGGCAGGTGGTCGGGCTGACCGACCGCCAGGCCAAGGCCGTCGCCAACTACCGCAAGCAGTTGGAAACCTTCCATCTCCGCAGCAAGGCATCCGGTTTCGGTCTCGGCGGTCAGATCGACCGCGTGAACGGGCGGCAGGTGTTCCGCCCGGACAAGGACGGGACGCCGCTCGATGGCATCGACGAGCGCCGGCTGCGCGACTTCCGCTACGACGGCCAGCTCCAGCGCGCGATGGAGACCGGCAAGCCGTTGAGCAAGGCGCAGATCGACAAGATGGTCGACGCCTACCGGCGTAAGTACCTGAAGTACCGCGCCGAGACGATCGCCCGCACCGAGGCCCTGCGCGCCACCAATATGGGCGTCCAGAATGCCTGGAAGCAGGCGATCGACACCGGAAAGGTGCCCGAGCAGCTGGTGCGCAGGCAATGGATCCTCGCAAAGGATGAGCGCCTTTGCAGCCATTGCGCACCGATCCCCGGCATGAACCCGAAACAGGGCGTCCCGTTCGGTCAGTCGTTCAAGACGCCGGTCGGGCCGGTCGTCCTTCCGCCACTCCACCCGAACTGCCGCTGCACCGTGTTTCTCAGGGTCTATGAGCCATCGCAGTTGTCCGGTCCGGGGCCGTCCGGATAGGCGATCTGAAATATGGCGCTCGCCAGCTCACGCTCGGTCCTGGCGGCGACACGAAGTCCGGTGGCGGCGGCCGGCGACATCGCTTTCTCGGCCAGCGCTTCCAGATCCTGGGAGCGCCGGACGAGCTCAACGTAGACCTCGGTATTGGTCAGCATATCCCCGGGCATACGGCGATCCTGCCGTCCGGGTTCTGAAATGACAAGAGGCCAAGATGCTCGACAGCGCATCCACTCTCGCCATGCTCGCCGCCGCGAAAGCGTCGGTCGGCGTCGCCATCGAGAAGATCAGCCGCTGGCCGGCCGGCGCCGCAGGCGGCAAGGGCGGACAGTTCGCGCCGGGCAAGCAGGGCGGCTTGTTCGGGGACATGGACGGATGGGGGCTCTCCCCATCGGCCAAGGCCCCGCCGCCGCCGAGCGCCCGGCCGCACACGAAGGTGGACGACAAGGGCGCCGAGGTGCTGGTCCACTATCCGAGCAAGCCGACCGGGCCGGAGTCCTGGCTCGACAAAGGCTCCATCGCGACCGCCATCCCCGGCGGCAAGATGCCGGCCTCGCTCCACGGAGTCGCCTTCAAGCCCTGGGTTCCCCCGACGGACTGGCGAAAGGTCGATGGCACCGACGAGTCCCTCGACGCCGGCCAGCCTCTCAACGCCACCGACAAGCAGCGGCCCGGCGCCGGCGTCGTCATCCTCGAGCCCGACGGCCGCATGTGGCTGACCAAGCCGACCAACGAGTTCGGCGGATACGAGCACTCCTGGCCGAAGGGCGGCGTCGAGGAGGGCATGACGCTCCAGCAGACGGCCATCAAGGAGGCGTGGGAGGAAACCGGGCTCAAGGTGAAGATCACCGGCGTCCTCGGCGATTACGAGGGCGACACGAGCAAGGCACGCTACTATGTTGCGCGCCGCGTCGGCGGCACGCCGGCCGACATGGGCTGGGAAAGCCAGGCAATGCGTCTGGTCCCGCCCAACAAGCTGAAATCGCTGCTCAACCGGCCGCGCGACAAGCTGATCGCCACCGACATCCTCGACCTGCTCAAGGACGAGGGCATCTACAAGGCCGTGCCGACGCCGCTCTACATCCGCCGCGACCTCCAGAACGCCGACGAGGTGAGGGCCTGGGCGATGGCTCAGGGGTTCGCTACCACCCTCCCCGCCAGCCAAATGCACGTCACCATCGCCTATTCCAAAACGCCGGTCGATTGGCAGGCCATGGGCAGCGACGTCGACGAGCTGACCGCCGATCCGGTGGTGGAGGCTGTCGACACCACGCGCCACGTCGAGCGCCTCGGCGCCAATGGCGAGGCCGTTGTCTTGCGCTTCTCGGATACCGACCTGGAGACCCGCTGGCGTCAGCTCGTCGATCTTGGCGCGTCCTGGGATTGGGACGGCTACAAACCGCATGTCACCATCTCCTGGAATGCGCCGGATCTCGATTTGTCGAAGGTCCAGCCCTACACCGGCCGCCTGGTGTTCGGGCCGGAGATCTTCGAGCCGATCGACGAGGGCTGGAAAGACAAGCTGGTCGAGAAGGCAAAGAAGCCCTCGGGAGGCGGCGGGGCGTTCGACCAACCGCGCTGGCCGGCGGGCTCTCCGCTCGGCGGCCAGTGGAAGGCTGCGGACGGTGGCGGCATCCCGACGCCGCCCTCCATTGCCGGCGGGCTGGCGGGCAAGAACGCGTCCTACCAGAAGCAGGCGAACGCGCTCTACAGCGCCCTCAAGGCGGGCGATCAGGCGACGGTCAAGGCGGCCGTCGACAAGCTCGGCGAGAAGGTGGCCGCCAACTCGGCCAAGGGCGCCAAGACCAGCCATGTGAAATGGACGGCCCAGCTCCACCAATACGGTCAATCGCTTCTCGGTTCCGGCGCGAAGGTGGAGCAGGCTGTCGCCGCTGCGGATGCGATCCGTGGCCCGATGAAGCTGTCCGGAATGCAGAAAACCGGCAGCAAGCCGGGTGGGTCGGCACCGGGCGCGCTCTATACCGACAAGGGCGGCATGCTCTGGCTGGTCAAGGGCAATGCCCAGGCCGGCACCGTCTCGCAGAAGGTATCCGACAACCGGGCCAAGAACGAAGTCTTGGCGTCTCACCTTCTCAACGCCGTCGGCGCCGGTGCGCCGGAGATGAAGCTCGTCGATCTCGGCAAGGAGCATGGCGGTGGCATCGGCGTCGGCTCGAAATGGGTGACCGGCACCCAGAAATTCAACCCGGGGAACAAGGCCCACCTGTCGGCGGCACAGCAGCAGTTCGCCGTTCATGCGTGGCTCGGCAACTACGACGTCATCGGCGCCGAATTCGACAACACCGTCATCAAGGATGGCAAGGCTCTATGCATCGACCCGGGCGGCTCGATCCTGTTCCGCGCCCAGGGCAAGCCCAAGGACCCGGGCGCCTTCGGCGACAAAGTGGACGAGCTCAAGACGCTGCGCGATCCGAAGATCAACAAGAACGCGGCGGCCGTCTATGGCTCGATGACCGCCTCCCAGATCGCCGAGTCCTGCGCGCAGCTCAAGCAGATCGACGACGCCACCATCACCAAGCTCGTCGACAGCTATGGGCCGGGCGATGCCAAGGAGAAGGCCAAGCTCGCCGCCACGCTCATCAAGCGCCGCGACCACGTGATCCAGTATGGCGAGAGCCTGCAAGCCGCCCCGGCACCGGCGCCGGTCCCCGCTCCGAAGCCGCCGCGTCCGGCATCCAAGCAGCCGACGACGCCGGCCGCCGATGATTTTGACGACTTCGACGACGACATGATGCCGGAGCTCGAAGTCCCCACTTTCAAGACCGGATTCGCCAAGACCGACAAGGCCTACACGATGGCCGCAGCTTACGTGAAGTCCATGCACGACAAGGCGGCGGCGGGCAACGGCATTGCCATGCTCTGGCTCAATAACGCGCAGGGCCTGGTCCAGCAGGGCCAGATCGACACCGGCCTCGGCATGCAGAAGATCCAGCCTGGCTCGGTCTCCGCTCAAAAGCTCCATGCGTTCATCGGCGACGCCAAAGCTAGCGCACAGGTGCAGTTCATCGCGGCGGACGCAGCCGTTGCCGCCGCCGCTACGGCGGAAGCGGCAAAGGCGAAAGCAGCGGCCGATGCGGCGGTGAAGGCCCAGCATGTTGCCCTTCCCGACTTCGACGGCGCCAAGCTGCCGGCCGGCAATACGAATGCCGGCAGCCACAATGCCAAGGTCGATGCGATCAAGAGCCTCGCCGCCTCTGGCGACGTGAACGGCATCCTCGCGCTCAACTACGGCACCAACACCTACGGAAAGAAGCAGGCGCAGCTCGCCAACGACGCGCTGGCGGCGCTCGGCTCGGCCGAAAAAGTGGCGCCCGGCCAGAAGAAGGGTGAGCACCCGACGATCTCCGGCGCGCCGACGGCGAAGGTAGCTGACGCGGATGCCGGCGCCATCGTAGCTGAGCCGGTAAAGCCCGCCGTGGCGGCCGCGACCAAGGCGGTAAAAGCCGCCACCAAGGAGAAGAAGGCGCCGGTCTTCAAACCGGAGACGCTCCTCGCCCCGCCGGACTTCAAGAACTGGCCCGGCAAGGGCGGTCCCCTCTCGTCCTCCGACGCCGTCAACGCATCCAACAATGAGGCGGTGCGCTCGATCTACGAAGTCGCCAAGAAGGGCGATCTCGAGGCGCTTCAGGCCTTGAAGTTCGAGGTCGTCGACAAGGCGACCGGGCAGAAGACCGGCGCTCTGCAAAGCATCAAGGATCACCCGAGCCAGCACGTCAAAGCCTACTGGCAGAACCTCGTCACCGAAGTCGACCTTCAAGTCAATCCACCGGCGATGCCGGAGCTGGGGCAGACCGTTCGTGATATCCCGCTCGAAGCGGCGTCCATAAGCCTCCCCACAGTTGAAATGGGGAAGATGGTCGCTGCTGTCCCGGCCAAAAAGAAGGCCGGCGATTATATCGTGCTCGGAAAAATCTCTCAGGACGGTCTGCCGCAGCCGATGCCTGAGGACAGTGCTGTTACTGCCATCGCTTGGCATCAGAAGGTCAAGGAAACTTGGGCCGCATCGTCTCAGGCTGCCAAGACAACCTGGCACAAGTACCTGACGAGCTCCGGTGCCAAGGAGCTCAATACCGCGCTTCGGACCGGCAAGCTCAGCCAGTCGCAGATCGCCGAGGTCAAGGCGTTCAATGAATTGCTCGTGGACATCCCGGAGGGTACCACATTCACCCGTTCGATGGGCGGCAACTCCTATGGCGCTACGCCCAATGATGCGAAGCTGAAGGCGTTGGAGGCGTTCATCCTCAACGCCGAACCGGGAACCGTCGTTCAGGAGCCCGGCTTCACCTCGACAAGCTGGTCCGGCGCCCATAAGGTACTGAGCGGCAACAAGTTCAAATGGAAGTTCACCGCTGGCAAGGGCGTGCGGGCGTTTCCCGCATGGCTCAGTCAGAACGTCGGTGAGGGCGAGAGTTTGTTTCCCCCGAACCAGCGATATATGATCCGTGGCTGGAAAAAGGTGGGCGCCCAGATCGAGATCGACGCCGTTCTTCTTCCCACCATCGAAAACTGAGGCTCGGAATGGTTGATCACATCCCCGACACTTCCGCCGATGTGCTGGAATACGGCCTCAGCGCCGACAAGCCCTATCTCTATTCGCTCACGGTCACCGAACAGGTGGTCCGCGATTTCTTTTCCGCGATCATTAAGGCTCGCGACACGGTGGATTCCAATCCGGCCGCCGACCGGGGAGCATTGCTAACGGCAGCTGGAGAGGCGCTCCAGTCCACGCTTTACGGGCAGAACTCGGCCTATTTGGCGAGTCCCTGGAACAGCGAACGCCATCTCGGACGCGCGCTGGTCGAGCAGGCCGGTCTTGGAGGCAGCACGTCGGACGCTGTTCTGCGCTGTTCCTACGCAATGGCAAAGCAACTGCTCGACATTCTCAACGACGCGGACGCCGGCAATCTTTCCGACGACAACATGAAATTCCGGATCGACGTCATGATCGAGTTCTGGACTTATTGCTTCATGGGGATGAAGGTCCCATCGGGCGATGAGGAATGAGCCAGATGGCAAAGCGTATCCAGACACCTCGCGAACGCGCTGCCCGCGCCCTATGCAGCTCTCGCGGCCTGCCGGAAAACACGAGGTTCGAGGGGCGCCCCATGTGGCAGTCCTTCCTCGATGAGGTCGACGTCGTGCTGAACGCCGCGCTACCGCCAGAGGCGTTCGCCGCGATGAAAGCGGAAGACAACCACTGATCTGAACTCTGCTGTTCCGTGGAGAGACAAGGCCGCCGGGCAACCGACGGCTTTTGTCATTTCTATGCGCCAAATAGACTTGACGGCCACAAAAATCTCATCAAAATGATATTTGTCGCTCTCCACGCGGGAGCGCGGATCGAAACTGGCGCATTGCCGCCGACAGCCAAACCGGGTCGCTCCCGGTTAATCGTGGCCCGACCAAGCCACGTCACGTAGCGCAAGATGCGTGCCCGGCGAGGGGAAAGGCCGCGAGCCTGGACAGTTCCCGCCTTTCCCCTTGCCTCCCCATAGCCGTCCTTGCGAAGCGGCTTGGAGCAACGGGGTCTATCATGACCAGACGTAAACCCGCAAACACTCCTACCAATATACAGATCTCCGGCGTCGACATCTCTCGCATCGAATATCGCGGGGAACCCGTCGTCACGTTCGCCATGGTGGATGAGGTTCACCAGCGGCCCGATGGCACGGCCGGCCGGACGTTCCGCGAGAACAGGACCCGGTTTGTGGAAGGGGAGGATTTTGTCTCCCTCGACCAACCCGACGAAATTCGTCGCCTTGGTTTTACCCGTCCTCAGGGCGGCACTCCGGCGAGCGTCATCCTCCTCACCCGTCGCGGCTACCTCAAGCTGGTCAAGCCTCTCACCGATGACCGCGCTTGGGCTGTCCAAGGCGAGATGATCGACCGGTACTTCCTCGTGGAGCAAATAGTGGGCGCCGTCCCTCTTGATGCGGAAGCTCGGAAAACCATCGGCGGCATCGTCAAATCGGTGGTCCACTCCGAACTCCAGGCGATCGTCGCCCATGAGGTCGAGACAGCTCTCGCCGCCGATCCGCGCCGTGCCGTCCTCGCCTACGTGTCAGTTCGCCAACTCCTCGACGAAGCGAAAGCCCTAACCAAGGGGCGCCGCAGCCTCAATCGCCGTGTCGGCAACGAACTGCGCACCCGCGCCGTTCTCGCACCTCCGACCCAGCCGGTCTCGAAATGCCCGCATTCCGGCGTGTGGCTGTTCCCGCGCGACTTCGCGGCGCAGTTCATGGTGGACCGCGGCATGGAGATGGTCCGCACCCACAATGACAGAGTCCGCGGCCAGGGTGTGCTCAAGCTCGTGCGGTCTGAAAAGCACGAAGACGACAAGAAAGGGCGGTGAGTCATGAACAACCCTGATCAGTCGAATTTGAACTTGGCTCTCTCGCCGTCGGGCATCGACGCCACCCGCCAGCCCGTCGTGTTCGCACGGGATGGTGAGGTGTTCGCCAATAGCCGCGATGTGGCCGCTGCATTCGAGAAGCGGCATGCCGATGTTCTTCGGGACATCGACAATTTGATTCAGAAGGAGCCGGAATTGGGCCTGCGCAATTTTGCACATGCCCCCTACAAGTTGCAATCTACCGGTGAGCAGTTGCATCGATCATTCGATATGGACCGCCGGGCGTTCAGCGTCCTCGCGATGGGCTTCACCGGGGCGAAGGCGCTGAAGTGGAAGCTCCGCTACATCGACGCCTTCGAGGCCATGGAGGCGGAACTGCGTAGCCGGCCGGCCGTTGACCCGATGCAGGTGCTGAATGACCCGGCGGCGATGCGTGGCCTCCTGCTCACCTACACGGAGAAGGTGCTCGCCCTGGAAGAGAAGGTTGGCGAGATGAAGGCCGATGTCGACGCGCTCGACCGTATCGCGAAGTCCGACGGATCGCTTTGCATCACCGACGCCGCCAAGACGCTTCAGGTCCAGCCGAAGGCGCTGTTTCGGTTCCTCCAGTCCTTCAACTGGATCTACACCAGGGCCGGCACCAATACCTATATCGCCTACCAGTCCAAGCTCGCCGCCGGCCTGCTCGAGCATAAGACAACAACCGTCGAGCGCTCGGACGGCAGCGAAAAAACCGTGACGCAGGTCCGCGTCACGCCCAAGGGTCTTGCCCGCCTCGCCCGTGAGTTCCCGCCGGCCGTCCGCGCAGCATAAAAGCCCCGCCCCCCTTTCCCCGCTCAACGAGGCCGCCCACGGGCGGCCTTATCAATTGTAGGATATCCCTGCTTTTGAGCAAAATTCATTTGCGTCATATATTGACGCCGCGCCAGAACTAAACGCGCTGTTATCAGGTTGAAACGAAATATTACCTGAGTTTCTCAATAAATATCCGTAGTATGGTGCAAAACCGGCATATCCACCATATCCATTTTTTGCGTTTACAAGCCCGCACACAACAACAAATCCATCTTTACTATATGCGGCAAGTGGTGACTTGAATTTTGCCGAATCAGGGTCGAGAAGGCGATCTTTTATCGCACCTTCAACCAAAGCAAGTTCATCAGCCGTCAGCTCATACCGTTGCCCAACTTCAAACCCATAAACCACGGTCGGCAAAACTACGATCGCCAATGCCCCAACCAGCCAAGCGCACTTCATTTGCCCCTCCGAGTTCACCGGCGAGCACCATACCACTAGTTGCGGATCAATCGCGTCCGGTTGACTCCGCATTCGTTCCCGTATTGTTCTCATTTCGGGTTTGTGCCATGCTACCCGTCATGGGGGACGTGATGTGCATCTACCCGGAGAGATACCCTTTTTCCCGAAGCCATTCCTTGAGAATATGGCGAATGGCTTCGGATCGCGACGGCTTCTCAAACGCCGTCTCAGCGAACCGCTCAAGCGCTTCCCCAACATCGTCCGGCAAGCGAACACCGGTTATCGGGGTTTTCCCCGTGGCAGGCCGGCCCCTCTTTTTGTGTTTAACACTTATTGACGTCATGATATAAGTGTTATACATAAAACACAGGCCGATGGGAAGCAGCAACTTCCACACCGGCCCTAACCCGGAACCAAGCGCCGCGGAGGCAACCATGTCCCAAGCTGATAAGCATTCTACCACATCCGCCCATACCGTCGAAACCCTGATGGCGCAGGCCAACGAGTTCGCCGAACGCATCGACATGCTCGACGCCGGCGCCACGGCCATGTTCGAGGGGCTGGTAATGGCCCTGCGCGGAGCGGAAAACGCGGCGATCGAGCGCCGGGCGCGGAGCGTTGCCGGCTGCGTTTACCAGCTTCGGGTCATGACACGCCTCGGCGAGGATCTGCTCCAGCTCATCCCCGAGGGCACTGCGGAGTGGCGCAAGGCCGACAGCATCGTGGGGCAGATGCACCGCGCCATTGCGGCCGTGGTGGGGCGTATCGAGGAACTGCCCGAGGTAGCCTAGCCTCCACTAACATCACCGAAGCGGTGAATGTCGCTTGACTGGAGTCAAAATTCTCATATAAATGACATATGCGGTGTGGAGCAGCCAGTAGCTCGCCAGCCTCATAAGCTGGAGGTCGCCGGGGCAGAGCCGGCCGCCGCTTCCAGAATCCCGAGCGAAAACGCTCGTTGAAGCCTAGCCCAAGGGGCGACAGCAGAGAGCGTGAGTAGGTGGCGCGGCACGGCCCCGCGATGGACTGCCGGGAAGCTACGGCACTAGGGTGAGGACGGCGCAAGCCGGTGGCGCAGGATGCCTTTACCGATCCCGATGTTTCGCCCGAAAGGGCAACGAGAGCGGATCGCGTCAGTAGGGCTCCCTGCGGGTGACCGACGGTGTGGCAACCGGCCCAAGACAGCCTTTGAATACCAATCACAAAAATGATATCAAAGCCCGATAAATATCATTGTATTGACATTCAAACAGTCGCGACGTAGCATTATGTCATTGGGGTACATGCGCCCCGAGCCTCCTGGTGGTTACCCGAGCCAACCCTAAGCCCGTCATGGCAACATGGCGGGTTTTTCTTTGCCCAGATGCCGCAAATCGGAATTTCTTTCGAGTTCGCCAAGGCAGACGCCACCGGTGGCTATGTCCGCGGCTGGGCTTCCGTTGTCAGCGTCGCCGGCCAGCCGGTCGAGGATTGGCAGGGCGACGTGATTGGCATGGACGCGCTGAGGAAGGCCGCCCACCAGTTCATCACCGACGCCCGCGTCGCCAAGGCGATGCACCGGGGCGAGCAGGTCGGCGAGGTGGTGGAATCCATCATCATCGACGACGACCTCGCTAACGCACTCGGCATCGCCGACCAGCGGCGCGGCTGGTTCATCGGCATGAAGGTCAACTCCGACGCCGTGCGCAAGCGCGTCCGCTCCGGAGAGCTCCGGGCCTTCTCGATCGGAGGCCGCGGCAAGCGCGTGCCGCTCGGAGCCTGACATGGCCGACAAGCACGAGATCACCTCCATGATCCTCGACGAAGTCTCGCTCGTCGACGACCCGGCCAACCCGGAAGCGAACGTCGTCATCGCCAAGGCGCGCCAGGCGCCGCCCGACGACGATCGTGCCGGCGCCGTCCGGGCCGAGATCGCCAAGGCGATCCAGGATCTCTCCCCAACCATCATCGAGCGGGTCGGCGCCGCCCTCCCCTCCGATACCGAAGCCGCCGATCTGGCGGCTTTTCTCTTGAAGGAAAAGTCGATGGATATCGAGGAACTCACGAAGGCGCTCACCGAAGCCAAGACCGCTCTCGATGAGGCTACCAAGGTCACCAAGGCCAAGGACGAGGAAATCGCCAAGCTCAAGACCTCGCTCGAGGAAGCTGTCGCCAAGGCCAAGCAGGCGGACGAAGAACTCGCGAAGGCGAAGGCGCCGAAGAAGGAGGAGACCGAAGAGGACGTCCTCAAGTCCCTCCCCGAGCCGCTCCGCAAGCGCTTCCTGGCGCTGGAGGCCGCCGACAAGGCGAAGTCCGAGGAAATCGAGAAGATGCGCGAGGAGCGCGAGCTCGACGAGGCCATCGCCAAGGCGAAGGGCTTTGCCGGCGATCCCAAGGTGGTCGGTCCGGCCCTGATGCGCATCCGCAAGGGCAAGGGCACCGATGCCGATGTCACCGAGATCGAGCGCCTGCTGAAGGCTCAGGCGAACCAGGAAAAGACCAGCGAGCTCTACAAGAGCCGCGGCTCCTCGGCTGCCGTCGACGGCAATCCCGAAGACCTCCTGAAGGCCAAGGCCGAGGACATCGCCAAGGCCAAGAACATCTCCTTCGCCAAGGCCTATGCCGAGGCGCTGGAAGCCAACCCCGATCTCTACAACGCCTACGTCGAGAAGCGGCGCAGCTGAGCGGCTAACGGCCGCCATTCGCCTCCCCTGACGGCGTTTCCCAGCATTTCCATCTCCGGAGTCTCCCAATGACCACTCAGGCCAATGGGCTGGATATCACTCGTCTTGCGGGTGCCGATCTCAGCTCGTCCCAGTATCTCTTCGTCAAGCTCGACGCGAACGCTCAGGTCGTCGTCGCCGGTGCCGGTGAGGATGCCATTGGCGTCCTCCAGAACAAGCCCGCCGCCGGTCAGGCCGCCACCGTGCGTGTCGGCGGCCTCAGCAAGGTCGTCGCCGGCGCCGCGATCACCGCCGGTGCCCGCGTGGCCTCCGATGCCTCCGGCAAGGCCAAGACCGCCGTAGCTGCCACCGTCAACACCTCGGACACCGGTGCCGCCGCTGACGCCGTGGTGGCCTCCTTCTCGATGGGACACGCCTTCGAGGCGGCGTCCGGCGACGGCCAGGTCATCGAGATCCTGCTCGCCCATTCCGGCGCTCTTCCCACCACCGCGGCCTGATCTCGGCCGAAATAGCAAAGGATCAAGGCCATGACGCCGACCCCGTCGGACGTTCACGTGAACGTGCCGCTCAGCAACATTTCCGTTGCCTATTTCCAGGACGCCTCGGCGTTCATCGCCGACCAGGTGTTCCCGAACATCCCCGTCGACAAGCAGTCGAACACCTACTACGTCTACGATCGCGGCGACTTCAATCGCGACGAGATGAAGGAACGCGCGCCCTCCACGGAATCCGAGGGCGGCGGCTACAAACTGAGCCCGGACGGGCTCTACTTCTGCCGCAAGTACAGCGTCCACAAGGACATCCCGGACGAGGTGCGCGGCAATGCCGACGCCGCCATCAACCTGGACACCGAGGCCTCCCGCTACCTGTCGCTCAAGGCGCTGATCCGCCGCGAGAAGCTGTTCACCGGCACCTACTTCAAGGCCGGCGTCTGGGCGCAGGATCTGACGGGTGTCGCGTCCGGCGCTTCCGGCTCCCAGCGTCTCCGGTGGGATGACAGCGCATCCGACCCCGTCGTGCAGATCAAGGCGGAGAAGCGCGAGCAGCAGCGCCGGACCGGCTTCAAGCCGAACACCCTCGTCATTGGCCCGCAGGTCTGGGATGCCCTGACCGAGCACCCGGACATCATCGACCGCATCAAGTACGGCCAGACGCCCGGCTCGCCGGCCATCGTCAGCCGGCAGACCATCGCCGCGCTGTTCGAGATCGAGCGCATCCTCGTTGCCGAGGCGGTCGAGAACACGGCCAAGGAAGGTCTCGCCGAGGTGAGCGCCTTCATCGCCGGTAAGCATGCCCTGCTCTGCCACGTGACGCCGGCCCCCGGCCTGCTGACCCCGACCGCCGGCTACACCTTCTCGTGGACCGGCATGTACGGCAGCTCGAACCTCGGCACCCGCGTCAAGTCGTTCCGGATGGACAACATCGAGTCCGACCGCATCGAGATCGACATGTGCATGGATATGCGCGTCGTCGGTGCCGACATGGGCACCTTCTGGGCCGGCATCGTCTCCTGATCAATCCGGCCATCTGACCATAGACGAACGGGGCGCTTCGGCGCCCCGTCGTCTTTTCGCTCCCCAGCGAGGACTTCATGCAAGCCAGAATCCCGTATAGCCCGCAGCTTCCGACGGTGGCGCGGGTGCCGTTCAAATTCAGCGGCAAGCAGTTCTATCCCGGCGATTCATTCCCCGGCGACGCCTTGCCCGAAGGCGCATGTCCCGAGCGGCGGCGCGCGCAGATGTGGACCAACCGCATGCTCGAATGCGTCATGGACCTGGCGCCCGCCCCGGCGAAAAGCCCTGAGGCCGAGCCTTTGGTGCCGCCGAAGGAGCCCACCGCCCCTCAGACGCCACCCCCGGCCGGCAAGGCCAAGATCAAGTCGACCGGGTTCGGCCTGTTCTCGGTGCTCGGCGCTGACGGCGCCGTCGTCGCCATGGGGCTGACCAAGGACAAGGCCTCGACCATGGCCGCCGAGATCAACGAGACCCGCAGGGGAGCGGGAGAGAGCGCCTCCGGCGCCGGCGCTGTTTGTCCGCCGGTGCCGGGGGCGCCCTCGGCCGCGCCCACAGCCGCTTGAGCTGACCCATGACGCTCGTCATTGAAACCGGCACCGGCCTCGAAGACGCCGAGGCCTATGTGCCCGTCGATGCGCTGCGCACCTACGCGGCGGGTCGTGGCGTCGATCTGACCGAGTTCGACGATACCGCCTGCGAGATCAAGCTGCGTCTCGCCGCTCAGTGGATCGACACCCGCTGGCGCTACAAGGGGACGCGGGTTTCGGCCGGCCAGGCGCTGGAATTTCCACGCAACGGCTTGGCGGACTGGTCCGGCTTCATCCTCACCGGCGTGCCCAAGCGCGTGAAGGATGCCGCCTGCGAACTGGCGATCCGTGGGCTACAAGGTGCAACGCTCGTTCCTGATCTCGACCGCTCGGGCTGGATCAAGAGCGAGTCCGTCGGGCCGATCTCCACCACCTATGCCGACGGCGCCCCGCAGAGCACTGTCTTCGCCGTTGCCGAGCGCCTGCTCGAGCAGTTCGCCCGCGATCCGGAGCAGCAGTGGGCGCCCTTCTTCGGCGGCTCGACCACGCCGCTGTTCGAGCGCGGCATGATGAGCAACCCGCCGTCCTCCCTTTCGGATGACGACTGATGGGCATCTACGGCCGTCAGGCGGCGTCCACCCTCGCGCTCATCAAGCGCAAGGGGACGCAGATCACCATCAGCCGCGCCGTGGCCGACACGTTCGATCCGGTCACGCAGGAACGGGTGCCGGGTGTGCCGATCACCGGCGACTTCTACGCCGTCGAGATCCCGCCCGGCCGCAGCGCCGAATTCCAGATCGGCTCGCTCGTCGGCCGCAAGGTGATCCAGCTCTACATCGCCCGCGCCGAAATCGCCATGGAACCGTCGCCGGGCGACACCACCACCTGGAACGGCGTCGAGTACACGCTCCTTGCGCCGGTCACCCACTATAACCCGGCCGCCGACGGCGCCGTTCTCACCGTGGCCTATGGGGAAGCGGGATGAGCGATCAATTCGCCGCCGCGCTCCGGGCATGGGCCGACAAGGTGAACGGCAATCTCGACGGCCTCGCGCGTCAGACCTGCCAGGAAACGGCGCAGCGCGCCGTCGGCGCGACGCCGGTGGATACCGGCTTCCTGCGCGGCAACTGGCAGCCGTCGATCGGCGAGATGAAGGTCGTGGAGCCGGCGCCGGCAGCCGGCGGCGATATCGCGCTCGTCTGCGCCGGCATCAAGGCCGGTGACGTCTTCTACATGACCAACAATACGGCCTACGCCAAGCGCCTCGAATACGGCTTCGAGGGCAAGGACAGCCTCGGTCGCGAGTACCACCAGGCCGGCCGCTACTTCGTTCGCGACACAGTGGCGCAGTGGCCGTCGATCGTCGAGCAGATCGCCAGGGAGCTCGGCGCTCAATGAGCCTTGCCACCTGGGACATCGAGATGCAGGCCGCCGCCCGCGCCCTGCTGATCGCCACGGTCGCCGCGTCCACCGACACGCCGCGGCCGGCGTTCGCCTGGGAGGGCGAAGCCTTCACGCCGCCGACCGGCCCCTTCATCGCCGAATCCTTCCGGAACGACGTGACGCGCCTTGTGTCCGGCGCCCGGAGAAACGGCCGCGTCGAGCACAGAGCTACCTTCGCGCTGGTGCTCCGCTATCCGGCTGCCGTCGGCACCAAGCCGGCCCGGACCATGGCCGGGCTGGTCATGAAGGCCTTTACGCCCGGTACGCCGCTCGTCCGGAACGGATGCAGCGCTCACGTCACCGCCGTCGATCCCCGGCCGGCTATCCAGGAGCCCGATCGCTTCGTGCTCCCCCTGAACATCGCCCTGTCGGGCTTCAGCAACACAGAGGTGTAATATGGCGATCCAGAGTTCCGTCTCGGTCGACATCGCTTATGGCGTCGAAACCACCTTCGGCACCGCCGCCACGGCCACGGCCGGCAAGGCTCTTCGTCGCGTCTCGACCTCTCTGACGACGCAGAAGGAGAGCTTCCAGTCGAACGAAGTTCGGCGCGATCTTCAGGTCTCCGATCTGCGGCACGGCATGAGGTCGGCGCGCGGCTCGATCGAGGGCGAGCTTTCCATCCAGAGCTATGACGACCTGCTCGAAGCCGCTTTCGGAGGCACGTGGACGGCCGGCGTTTCCGTCGACCCGGATGATTTCGCTACCGGCGTGACTGTTACCACTGTCGGCGAAACCTCGCTCCTGACGTTTGCCGGCGCCGGTTCTCTCCTCACCGCCGGGTTCAAGGTCGGTGACGTCGTCCGTTGCACCGGCCTGACCGCCGCCGCCAACAACAACCTGAACCTCCGCATCGTCGCTCTCGACGCCACGGCGATGACCGTCTACCCGGCGATCACGGCGCAGGCGCAGCAGGCGGAAGATTGGGCGGTTGCGGTCGCCGGCAAGAAGCTGCTGCTCGGCACGACCAAGCGCAGCTTCACCATCGAGAACATCTACACCGATATCGACGAGAGCGAACAGTTCACTGGCTGCCGCATCAACGGCGTGTCCATCAACTGCCAGCCCAATGGCATGGTGACTTCCACCTTCGACGTCCTCGGCCAGAACGGCTCGCTCAGGAAGGGCGCCCAGAGCCCGTACTTCACGACCATCGCCGATGCCCCGAACACCGAGATCGTCTCCGGCCTGAATGGCGCGCTGCGTCTCGCCGGCCAGGAAGTCGGCATTGTCACCGCCTTCGACCTGTCGCTCACCAACAACATGAGCGTGGCCGGCGTGGTGGGCAAGAACGTCAGCCCCGACGTCTTCGCCGGCCGTAAGGTTCTGACCGGCAATGTCTCCGCCTACCTTCAGGACGGCAGCCTGATCGAGGCCTTCCTGGACGAAGAGGAGGTCGACATCGTCGCGCAGCTTCTGACCGCCTCCGGCTCTCCGCAGGACTTCATCACCCTGTCGATGCAGCGCGTGAAGTTTTCCAGCAACACCAAGACCATCGGCGCCGAGGGCGGCGTCATCGCGCAGTTCGCTTATCAGGCGCTGCTCGCCAACGGCGGGTCGGGAACCAATCTCGACGCCACCACGATCGCGATCCAGCGGTCCAACAGCTGATGCGTCGGCCGGCCAAGCCGGCCCCCTCACGGCCTCTCCCCAAGCAACTGAAGGCAAACATCATGAATTTCGATCTCGACGTCGTCGACACGACCACGCGCGCCAACGCGGGCGTCGACATGACGATCACCACCCCCGCCGGCATCCCCGTGAAGAACCAGGATGGCCGGCCGGTCAGCCTGAAGCTCGTCGGCACGGATTCGGAGATCTATCGCTCCACGGTGCGGGCAAGGATGATCCAGAACGTGGCCGAGGCCAATGCGAGCGGCCTCTCGGAGGAGACCATTGTCAAGACCGAGGAGAAGCAGCTCGACACGCTCGTTGCCTGTACGATCGGCTGGTCTGGCGTTCAGGACCGCGACGGCAAGGATGTCCCGTTCTCGGCGGCCGCCGTGCGTGAACTCTACATCCAGTATCCGACCATCCGCGACCAGGCGGACCGCTTCATCGGGAACCGCCAGAATTTTTTGCTGAAATCCGCCGCCGCCTGATCGAGCACGCGGATTTCCACTTCAAGCGACAGCAGCGGATCGGCGGGGGCTCGGTAGCGGATCATCTTGCGGTCGTCGCCCGCGTTCGCGGCAAGGCCGTCAAGCCATCGAAAGCCCCGCCCCTGCCCTCGGCTGCGATTTGGGCGTGGCGGGCCTTCGTCGATCTCTCGGCCGCCCGCCAGTCGTTCCTCACCGTTCAGCCCATCAGCTACTCCGAAATCGTGGCCTACCAGACCCTGACCGGACTGCATCTCGCCGGATGGGAGATCGCGCTCGTCCGCGAATTGGACGCCCAGTTCCTCGCCGCCATGGCGAGTGACCAGAACAAGTCTTCATGACCGACATCGCGCCGCTCGGCTTTTCCATCGATACCGGCCCGCTGAAGCAGGCCCAGCAGGAAGCGCAGAAGACCGCCGTCGAGTTCGCCAAGATGGCGGATTCGGCCGGCAAGGCCGCCGAGACGGCCGGGCGCAAGGCGGACTCGCTCCGCAAGGCGGCCAATGAAGCCAAAAAGGCAGCCGAGGGGTCCACGGTCGCGGCCCAGCAGGAAGCGATTGCGCTCGAAAAGGCCGCTCAGAAGGCCGAGGCTGCCGCCAAGTCGAAGCGGACCGAGGCGGAGGCGATCAAGAAGTCGGCGGATGCGGCCAAGGATCATGCGGCCGCCGTCGAGAAGATGTCCGGCCGCGCCTCGTCGGCCAGCGACAGCGTCTCCAAGCTCGCCGCCCAAGCGAACCGCGCCTCCAGTGCCTTCGCCTCCGGCATCAGCTCGGCCACCGGGTTCGCCTCCAGCATGGCGGGGAGCGGTGGCAGCGGGCTGGCTGGTGCCTTTTCGACGGCAACCACCTCGCTTGCCCGTTTCCTGCCTGCTCTCGGCTCGATCGGTGTGGCAGCCGGCGCGGCCGCGACCGGGATCGGGATTGTCGGGGCCGCGACATACAGCGCGACCAAATTCCTGGCCTCCTATCAGGACCGCCTCGATGCGGTCGACGCGCGCATCCGGAACACCATGCAGGTGTCCGGCACCATGGCTCGAAAGATCCGCGACGATCTGACGGCCATGAGCCAGAACACCGGGCTTGGCTTCGGGGCATCGTCGGATGCCTTTCTGCGCATGGCACGCAACCGTGGCTCGATCGGCGCCACAACCAGCGATTTGCTCACCCTCACCGAGGCCACACAGAAGCTCGGCGTCGTCTCCGGTGCAGGCGCGGGCGAGGTGGGCAGCGGCATGCTTCAGCTCAGCCAGGCGCTCGCGTCCGGCCGCCTGCAAGGCGATGAGCTGCGCTCCATCATGGAGCAGATGCCGGCCCTCGCGAAGGCGATCGCCGATGGCCTCGGCGTTGGTGTCGGCCAGCTGCGCACCATGGGCTCCGAGGGCCAGCTCACCTCGGACAAGGTGTTCAAGGCCATCCTCAGCCAGGTCGGCAAGATCCGCGACGAGTTCGCGGCCATGCCGGACACCGTCGAACGCGCCAACCAGAGGCTGTCCGACAGCTGGGATCGGCTGTTCGCCAATATGGGGAAGGCATGGAACGCCTCTCCCATGGTGCAGGGTGCCACGAATGCCACGAACTATGTTGTCGCTGGCGCGGCCAATTCTCTCGACAGTTCGCCGGAAGCCGAGCAAAGGCGCCGGCTTACGAAGGTTCAGGGAGACCTTCGTGATCTTGAAGCCCAGTTGGAGAAGGCAAGGCGACAGGCTGCCATAGGCCCGGACGGCTGGAATGACGGCGTCAGCCTAACCCAGAGCCAGTTGGACGCCAATGTCCAGGTTACGGCGAACCGGCTGCAATCCGCTCAACTTCAGGCGGAGCCGGCACTGCATCTCACGGAGATGCGGGATATCGCCAGCTACAACGCCGCAACGAAAGAGAGCGCCTCGGTCCAAGGCGCTGCGGTCGAACGCGGCACGACGCTCGCCACCAACCTGCTTCAGCTGGCATCGGCACAGAAGGAGGTCGCAACCAATTCCGCCACGCTCAACGAAGCCATCAAGACGCTTCAGAGCGGCCTCACCAGCCTTTCGCCGGAGGAGTCCGCCAAGAAGCTGGCGGTCCTCCAGTCCGCGCTTCTCGTGGTGCGCGGCGCGGCGGAGCGAGCCACCGACGCGTTCACTCGGTACCGGATGGAAACCGAGCGGATGTCGATCCGGACCAACGTGTTCGGCACCGATGCCGGTCTCTACGAGGAGGCAGCGAAGCTCCGGCAGGATGCCCAAGATCAGGGCCAGCAGGTCAGTGCGGACGCGGCTGTTGCTGCGGTTGTTGCGCGCCGGCTGGAGGAAGCCCGTCGCAAGGCCGAGCAGGAAGCCTCGGCGATCGGCGACATCCAGAAACAGGTCGAGGCCGCCCGCCGGGGACGCGAGGCGCTGGCCGTGGAGCAGGCCCGGCAGGCCAAGGAGGCGGAGCTGGGCGCAACGGCCGCGGCTACGCCCGAAGGTCAAGCCTCCATTGCCGATGCCATGGAAGCCGCCCGGCGCCGCTACCAGAAGGAGCGCGAGCTCCGCAACGCCCAAAGCGAATGGGAGCCGGAGGCCCGCGCCATCGGCGACGTCCGCCGTGAGATCGAAAAGCTCCAGCGGGCGACGTCCGACCTCAACGCCGTGCGTGGCAAGAACCCCTGGCAGCAGCAACAGATCCAGTTCGAGAGCGAGCTCGCCGAAAGCCTGAAGACGATCGATCCGACCCAGCAGGCCGCCTACGCGGCGGCGCGGCGCGCTCAGTTCGCCGCGCAGCGGCAGAACCAGATCGAGAGCCCGTTCACCGACAATGCCAATACGGTCGAGGAGCTCCAGCGCCAGATCGAAACGCAGACGGCGGCGTTCGGCAGGTCGAAAGCCGATGCGGCCAGCCTCAACGAACAGCTCCGCCTCTATAACCAGCTGACGCGGCAGGGGATCGAGATCACGCCGGAACTCGCCGCCCGCATCAAGGAGGCCGGTGACAGCTACGGCACCACCGAGGCCAAGCTCCAGGATCTGACCGAGCAGCAGCAGCAGGCCATCTCGTCGATGGATGGATTCCGGTCCGCGACGCGCTCGGCACTCGGCAGCCTGTTCGAGGGCGACTACAAGTCCGCCGGCCTGTCGATCGTCAATTTCTTCAAGGATAAGGTTCTCGACAACCTCAACCAGTCCCTTTTCGGCAAGAGCGGCGAGCTCGGCGGCGGCACCTTCGGCGATTTCTTCGCCGGCCTGTTCGGCGGCAGCCAGGCGCTCGGCTCGTCGGAAGCCAACGCCCTCTGGGTAAAGATCGCCAACGATGTTCTGGTTCCCGGCTCCAACGGGACGCCCTCAGCGAATGCCACCCTCCCAGGTATCTCGAACCTTACCGGCAACACCGGTGCCGGTGGCGCGGGGAGCCTCAATGGCCTTAGCGGCGTCTCTACGCTCAGCGGCTCCGGCCGAGCCACTGCCGGCAGCCTCTACGCCTATGCCCGCCAGCTCGGCTTCAGCGACGTGCAGGCGGCCGCTCTCATCGGAAACATGCGCCAGGAGAGCGGACTCAACTCGACAGCTCTCAACAAGGGTGAAGGTGCCTATGGCCTGATTCAATGGCGCCTCGACCGGCGCAACGCGCTGAATGCTTATGCCGGCGACGACGTTTCCGACCCCTACGCTCAGATGCGCTTCATGCGATCGGAGATGTTCGGCCCAGAGTCCCGCGCCGGCTCGAAGTTCCTCGCTGCGACCGATCTCGCCGGCGCCAACGACGCGCTTAAGGGCTATATCCGATACGGCGACGACAGCCAGGGCCTGCGTCTCGATTATGCGCAGCAGGCGCTCGACCAATTCGGCCAGAAGGTTTCGACGGCCTCGCAGTCGGTGGAGCAGTTCGGCACGAAGACCGATCAGGCCGGCCAGCAGGCCGGACAAACGGCAAGCGGCGGCGGCTATGCGTCGAGCCTGACCCTGACGCCGGCTCAGGCGTCCATGATGCCGGCGGGCGTTTCGCCGTATGGCACGGGTTGGGCGAATACCGACCCGAATGCCTTCGGTCTCGGCGATCTGTTCTCCGGCCTGACGAGCGGCCTCGGCAACATATTCGGGCAGTTCGGCAGCATCTTCTCGACCATCTTCTCCGGCCTGTTCAAGGGGATCGGCGGCGGCAGCGGCGGCGGCATCTTCTCCAGCCTGCTCGGCTGGCTGTTCAATGCCGACGGCAATGTCTTCCAGAGCCCGTCCCTGCACCGCTACGTCAACCAGGTTGTCGACCGGCCGACGTTCTTCGCCTTTGCCAACGGCGGCGCGATCATGGGCGAAGCCGGCGAGGAAGCGGTCATGCCGCTCAAGCGGATGTCGAACGGCAAGCTCGGCGTCTCGGCGTCGGCGAGCGCCGCTCCCACCTTTGCGCCGGCCAACGCCTCCTATGAGGGCGGCAGGTCCCAGACGATCTATTCGCCGAGCGTCACCAACGTGGTCCAGTCGACCGGCAACAGGCAGGCGGACGATGCGCTCGCCAAGCGCATGAACCAGGAGACCAAGACCGTCCTGGATAACCATCTGCTCGAGTTCGTCCACCGTGAGAACCGCTCCGGCGGCCTCTTCGATCAGCGGCAGAAGTTCACCTGATGTCGCTGCTGACCTTCACCCCACCGGAGGCATCGGGCGACTACTTCAACGAGGGCGCCCAGGAGAGCCATAAGCCGCGCACGCTGACGGCAGCGTTTGGCGATGGATACGTGCAGGAGGCCGGCGACGGCCTCAACGCCGATCTCGCCGAACTGTCCCCGACCTGGCGCAATCTCTCCTGGGAAGACGCGACATCGATCCTCAACTTCTTCGCTCAGCACAAGGCCTACATCCCGTTCCTGTTCACGCTGCCCGGCGAGGACACGGAGCGGAAATGGAAGTGCACCGAGTGGGGGCGCACATGGAACAGCGCCGGCCTCGTTGACGTGTCGGCCACCTGGAAAGAAGTGGCCTATCCAGCATGACTTCGATCGCTGAGGTCAGCCAGCGCCTTGCCGTTGGCGATCTCGTGCAGCTGTTCATTCTCGATTTGACCCCCATTGGGGTCGATGGGATCTACCGCTTCACCAACTCGATCACCGGAGCCGGTGAGAAGGTCTCGTTCGGCGGCGAAAAATACACGGCGGTCGATTTCGAGACCGAGGGCTGGGAGTACAACGGCAAGGGCGCCTTCCCGCGGCCGCGCATGCGGGTTTCCAACGTCGGCGGCTTCCTGTCCGGGCTTCTCTACCAATACGGCGATCTGGTCGGCGCGGAGGTCACTCGCATCCGCACGTTCGCCGAATTCCTCGACGGCATGCCGAACGCGGATTCCTCGATCATCTACCCGCCGGATATCTATCGCGTGTTCCAGAAAATCCGGCAGAACAAGAAGCTGGTCGAAATCGAACTCTCTGCCGCCGTCGACGAGGAAGAAGCAAAGATCCCGGCGCGCAAGATTTTTCGCGACACCTGCATGCACGACTACCGGCGTTATGTCGAGGGCGCCTGGGACTATACGACCGCCACCTGCCCCTACACCGGCTCGGCCTGCTTCACACGCGACGGGGTGTCCACCGACGACCCTTCCGCCGATGTGTGCGGCCGCCAGCTTTCGGACTGCCAGCTCCGGTTCGGCTCCGATCCCCTGCCCACCCGCGCTTTTCCCGGCGTTTCACGCTCCCGCTACTGAAATGTTCTCCCTATCCGTTCATGACGCCTTCCGGGCGCATGCGATCGCATGCTTCCCGGCGGAGGCGTGTGGCCTTGTGGTCAGGCGCGCCGACGGCGACGTGTTCGTGCCGTGCGTCAACATCAGCACATCTCCCATCTGGGAATTCGAGATCGCATTGGAGGACTACCTCGCCGCGGAAGCATCCGGCGAGGTGGTGGCGCTGCTGCATAGCCACGTGCCGACCGACGCCTTTCCCGCCACCGGCATGCCGCACCCCTCGAAGACGGACATGCAGCTGCAGGTCGATCTCGGCATAGCCTGCGGGCTCTCGCTGGCGAGTGCCGACAGCTGCTCCACGCCGATCTATTGGGGCGACCAGACGCCGATGCGCGACCTCATCGGCCGGCCCTACGTCTATGGAATCTGGGACTGCTACAGCCTGGTGCGCGACTACTACCGCAGCCGCGCCGTTCGGCCGGTGACCCTGCCGGTCTATCCCCGCGACGACGACTGGTGGGACAACGGCGAAGATCTCTACACGAAGTTCTTCGCGGAGGCCGGGTTCCGGCAGATTCCCGCCGATCAGGTGCGAGCCGGCGATGCGGTGGTCATGCGCGTGCGGACGCGCGTCCCCAACCATGCCGGCGTGGTGCTCGAGAACGGCCTTCTCCTCCATCACCTCTACCGCGAACTCTCCAAGCGCGAACCGATCGGCCGCTGGAGCCAGCTCGCCACCTATTGGCTGCGCCACGAGGTGGACCTGTGATCCGGACAATTCACCTTCACGGCGAGGCCGGCCGGCGGTTCGGCCGGGTATGGACCCTGGATGTCGAGACGCTGGCCGAGGCCGTGCGGGCGATCGGCGTCCAGGCGAAGGGCTTCCGCGAGTACATCGAGGCGCGCGACTGGCGCTGCGTCCGCGGGGACCGCAAGACCGGCTACGCGCTCGGCGACAACCAGCTCACCATCCAGCTTGGATCAGCGACCGACCTGCACATCACGCCGGTTGTTCGCGGCCGTGGTGCCAAGGGGCAAGGCATCGGCAAGATCATCGCCGGCGTGCTTCTCGCCGGTTTCGCCTTCTTCTTCGCGCCGGCCGGCTTCACGGCCTTTGGCATGACGGCCAAGCAGATCGGCATGATCGGCGTCGGGCTCGCCCTCTCCGGCGTCTCCTCGCTCATCAGCGCGCAGAAGAAAACCGACGACAAGCAGTCGCACCTCTTCTCGTCGATCACCGATGTCGCCGTGCAGGGCTCGCCTGTGCCGATCCTCGTTGGCCGGTTCCGGTGCAAAGGCATGCCGGTCATATCCAACTTCATCCAGACCACGGATCAGTGAAATGAACGCGCCTGTGCGCCTGCGTGGCGCCGGTGGAGGTGGCAAGGCCAGCGGTTCGAACGACAAGAACTCGCTGCTCGCCAACTCGACAGCGCGCGTCCTGTTTGCCTTGGCCGAAGGGCCGATCAAGGGCGTCGTCGGCGGCTTGCAGGGCGTCTACATCGACGACACCCGCGTCGAGAACGCCTCCGGCGAAAAGGCCTTCGACGGCGTCACGCACTACGAGCGACTCGGATATCCGACGCAAGATCCGATCGGCGCGTTCGATGGAGTCTCGACGGTGATCGCCGTCGGCGCGGAGGTCAAGCACGCCTATCCGGTCACGCGCAACCTCACCAACGACGAGTTCACCTCGTGCGTCGTCACGATCCGCATTCCGGCGCTCGTTAAATCGAAGGACGACGGGCTCAAGAAGACCTCCGTCAGCTTCAGGATCGAGGTGATGTACGACGGCGGGGCGTGGGTCAACCCGTTCGGCGCCGATCTGACGATCTCCGGCAAGTGCACCTCGGCCTACGACAAGCAGTATTCCTTTCAGCTGCCCCAGAACCCCTCCGGCGAAAGTGCACCATGGTCCGTCCGGGTCACCCGCCTGACGTCCGACAGCAACGATGACGACCTCCAGAACTCGACCTATTTCGCCTCCCTGACCGGCATCATCGACGTCAAGATGATCTACCCGGACACGGCGCTGTTCGGCCTGGCATTCGACGCCGAGGATTTCGAGCAGAGCGGTGTCCCAACCGTCGAGGTGATCGCCGACGGCCTGCTGCTTCAGGTGCCGAGCAACTACGACCCCGAGACCCGCAGCTATTCCGGGGTTTGGGACGGCACTTTCAAGACGGCGTTTAGCGACAATCCGGCCTGGTTCTACTGGACGGTTGCAACCAACAAGCGCTTCGGCGCTGGCAAGCTGGTGGATCTGTCGGCCGTCGACAAGTGGGCGCTCTACGCCATCGCCCAGATCTGCGACGAGATGGTCGATGACGGCTACGGCGACACCGAGCCGCGCTTTGCCGTCAACGCCTATATCACGGAGGCCCAGAACCTCTACGACATGATGCAGCTCATCGCCTCGGCTTTCCGGGGGATGAGCTACTGGGGGTCCGGCGCCGTCACCGCCACCCAGGATGTTCTCTCCGATCCGGTTGCCCTCGTGACGAGGGCCAACGTGATCGACGGCGAGATTACCTACGCCTCATCCTCGCTCTCGGCGCGCCACACGGTCGTCCATGTCAAGTACAAGGACAAGAAGGATGATTATCGCGACACCGTCGAGGTGGTGCGCGACGAGGATGCCATCCTCCGCTATGGCGAGCGGGTTAAGGAGGTCGACGGATTTGGCTGCACGTCGCGGGCGGCCGCCCGGCGTCTCGGTCAATGGATCCTGCTGACCGAACTGTTCGAAACGCAGACCGCCACCTATCAGGCCGGCCTCGATCACGCCATGCGCCGCCCCGGCGAGATCGTGTCCATCATGGACCCCGAGATCTCGTCGGTCGATTACGGCGGCCGCCTGGGCGCCGGCAGCACGGCCTCCTCGCTCATCCTCGACCGGCCGGTCGTGCTGGAAGCGGGCAAGACCTACACGATCCACGTCACCATGCCGGACGGCACCCTCGCCTCGCGCGAGGTGGTCAATGCAGCGACCGCGGTGTCTACGCTGGCCCTCGCCACCGATCTCGACGGCGTGCCGCTCAATGCGGCCATCTGGGTGCTCGCCTCCTCGTCGATCGAGCCGAAGCCCTACCGGATCGTGGCAGTGGTGGAGAAGGAGCCGACCATCTTCGAGGTTACCGCCCTCGAAGTGTACATCCCGAAGTATGCTCTTATCGACGACGTCGGATCCTTCGATCTCCCGAACTATGCCTCCACCGACTTCTCGCCGCCGACGAACATCTCGGTACGCGAATACCTCTATCTGACCTCCGCCAAGACCGTTCGAAGCGCGGCGACGGTCGGCTGGACGCCCTCGGCCGACACGCGCATCGACACCTACGAGGTTCAATATCGCGAGCAGGACGGAGATTGGCTCCCCGCCGGAACGACCAGGTTCTCCTATCTCGACGTGCTGGATTTGGACCAGGGCGCGTATCAGTTTCGCGTGCGCGGCTACTCCGCCACCACGACCCGGCGATCGGTCTGGCTGACGTCCACCGCGATATTGCTTCTCGGCGCGGACACCGTTCCCGGCGATGTGAGCGGCTTCGGCATTTCGGTCCTCGGCGATATCTCGACCCTTTCGTGGTCGGCAGTGACTTCGCTCAACCTCGACCACTATGTCATCCGCTACTCGCCCAATACCGAGGGCGTGACGTGGGGATCGGCGGCCGTGCTGCTGTCGCACGTCACCTCGACGAGCGCGCAGGTGCCGACACAGGCCGGCACCTACCTGATTAAAGCGGCAACCGCCTCCGACATCGAGAGCGCCAACGCGGCGCTGATCGTGACCACGATCCCTGGCTCCTACCGCAATGTCGTCGACACCTTCGAGGAGGCTCCCGCTTGGCCCGGGGAGATGGAGGACGTCTACGCGGCCAATGGTGCCCTCCGGCTTGGGTCGGCCGACACGCTTGATGACTGGACCACCCTATCCGAGGTGTTCAGCCTCGCCTACGGCATCAACGGTCTCGCGCTCTCCGGCATCTACACCTCCGCGGAAACGCTCGATCTCGGGGACGTCTACACCTCGCGCCTGACGCCGGCGATCAAAGCTTTCGGCGAGAACGTCAACAACGTCATGTCGACCTGGGCGACGCTCGCCGAGGTCGAAACGCTAGCCGGTACCGATCCTTCGAGCTGGTCGGTCGAAATGCAGATCCGCACCACGAACGATGATCCGGCCGACTCGCCAGGGTGGTCGGACTGGGTCACCGCGACCGTCGGCGATGTATCCGCCCGCGCCTATCAAATGCGGCTCAGGCTCGGCAGCGCCTACCGCTACGTGACGCCGATAGTAACGGCGGCCACGCTGACGGTGGATATGCCGGATCGCATCATCAGCGGGAATGATCTTTCAGTTCCCATCGATGGTCTCCGCATCGATTTCTCGCCTGGCCTCAAGAAACTCACAGGTCTTTCGATCTCCGCGCAGGGTCTAGAGACCGGAGATTACTACACAATCACCGAAAAGGACGAAGCCGGTTTCGACATCCTGTTCAAGGATGCTGCAAATACCGCCGTCGCCCGCACCTTCGACTACGTCGCGACCGGCTATGGCCGCGGCGCCACCTGAGGACTGACCATGAGCCAATTTGATTTCGGGGCAATCGATCCGTCGAGCATGTCGGGAACGGAGCTGGCGGCCGCGCTCGGGTCGTTCCGCGATGCGTTGAACTCGCACCACTCCGGCGAATCCAGGCCTTCCTATGTCCAGGAAGGAATGATCTGGGTTTCGAAAGCCGCTACGCCCTACACCGCCTACTTCTTCGACGGGACCACCGATATCGCGCTGTTTACGATCGACCCGAGCACCCACGCGAAGACGGTCCCGGACTATGCCCCCCTCGCATCGCCGGGTCTGTCCGGCACCCCGACCGCGCCGACGCAGAGCGCCAAGAACAGCAGCACTCGGCTGGCCACCACCGCCTTTGTGCAGGGGGAGAAAGGCTACAAGCGCGGTGTCACCGTACTCACCGCATCGACGACGCTGGGCAGCGCCCATCTGGGCAACCTGGTGGTCTGCAACTCGGCGAGCGCCACCACCATGACGCTGCCGGCGGCATCGTCCTACACTCAGGGCATCCTTTCGCTGGTCAACATCAACACCGGCTTGGTCACGCTGTCGGGCAGCATCATCTACGACGGCGCAACCGTCACTTCGCTCACACTGCCGGCCGGCGCATCGATCGATCTGGTGTCCAACGGTACATCGTGGGTCGCCATCCAGCAGACGTTGCCGGTCAAAGAAGATGCCGAGTGGATTACGGGCACCAATACGGTGCCGGCGCCCATCAGCCCGGCGCAGCTGGACGCGGCGGTCGCGGCGCTGGCTGGCGGTGGTGCCATTTCTTATCAAGAAATCCTGACCTCTGGCGTATGGACGAAGCCTGCTGATCTCAGCCCGGACGCCCTCATTATTTCCCTGCTGTGGGGTGGTGGCGGTGGTGGTTACAATAGCGGAGCGTCACGTGGCGGCGGCGGCGGCGGCTCATGTGCATGGGCTATCTGGAAAGCCTCTGCGTTGCCAGATGAGGTGTCCGTTACAATCGGGGCAGGTGGGGGACCGGCATCTGCAGGGGGGACGACATACTTTAACGACCTATATGCGGTTGGTGGTGCTGGCGGCACTTCTGCTACTTCCGTTGGCGGGGACAGCGGTTTTGGGGCTGCTTTTGCCGGGGGAGCAGGCGGATCAGGTGCCAGCTCTCCTAGCGCCGGAGGTAACTCAATATGGGGTGGTGCCGGGGGGGCTGGCCAATATAACTCTATAACCCGCGCTGGAGGAAATTCTATTATAGGCGGTGACGGCTCGGGTAATCTGAACAGCTTCACACCTGAAGTACCCGGAGGGGGAGGATCGAATAATGCCTCCGGTGCTGCCGGAATGGTTCGTCTGTTCATCATCGAGTAAGGATAGATCATGCCTAAAACAGCATATATTATTGATGCCGCTGGCGTCGTCGCAAACGCTATCGTCCTCGCTGACGGCGCTGATCCGGCGGCTTTCGGCGCGGTGTTCGGCCCCGAGGGCGCTGGCATCGGCTGGGCATTCGACGGGACGGACTGGAAGCCGCCGGAGTCCTCCCTTGAGGATCTTCGCGCCGCCAAGATCGCGGCCATCACGGCGGCGGCCGATGCGCTGCTCGCCGCCGGCGCTCCGGTCGACGGCGGCCTGCATGTCGCCCTCGACACCGACAGCCGAGCCGATCTCACCGCCATGGCGTCGACGGCGATTGCCGCCGCCACCGGCTCTATCTCCTGGCCGGACTCGTATTCACAGGGATGGATTTCGGCCGAAAACGTCCGCATCCCGCTCGCCACGGCGGCGGCCGGCCTAACGCTCGCGGCCACCGTGGGCGACTGGTACGCGGCACTCGTCCAGCATCGGCGCGATCTCAAAGACGCTGCGCTCGCCGCCGAGGACGCGGCGGCGCTCGATGCGATCGACCTCGCCACCGGCTGGCCTGACTGAAACCCTGCCTGACATTTCCGACCGTTCCGACCCGCCTCGTGCGGGTTTTTTTGTGAGGATCTGATGCCTATCCGTCTCGTTCCTAACGCCCGTCGAGTGTTCCGACACTCCTGGACGTCTCACATCCTGATCATCGGTGGCCTGCTCTCCGCTGCTGAGGCGGCGCTGCCGTACCTCTCAGGCTCCGACCTGATTTCGCCCACCATTTTCCCCTTCGTGGCCTTTGGCGTCGTCTTCGCCGCCTTCGTCGCCCGCTATGTCCTTCAGGAGACCTTGCATAATGGCGACGATTAAGCTCACCGCCTCGAAGCGGGCGAAGACGGCCATTGCCGCCGTAATCGTCGCGGCCGGCGCCGGCGGCACCATCGCTCTATTCCCCGGCACGCCGCCGGTGCCGGACGACGTCGCTCTTGCCGTGCAGGTCCTCGTCAAGCCATGGGAGGGGCGCTCGCTGCGCGCCTACTATGACACCGTCGCCAAGCCGGCAGTCTGGACGATCTGCGACGGCGACACGACCAACGTGCGGCCGGGCATGGTGGAGACGCCGGCCGGCTGCGACAAGCGCCTCGCCACAAAGATCGTGCGCGACTATCGCGGCAAGCTTGTGGCCTGCATCGCCAACTGGAACAGGGCGCCGCTGAGCTGGCGCGCCATGATGAACTCGCTCGCCTGGAACATCGGCACCGGCGCCGCCTGCGGCTCGACGGCGGCGCGGCTTGGTCGGGCCGGCCGCTGGCTGGAGAGCTGCGTGGCCGCCACCGCCTTCAACCGGGCCGGCGGCCGCATGGTGGTCGGTCTCGCCAACCGGCGCGGCATGGGCGACGCCTCGCGCATCGGCGAGGGTGAACTCTGCGTCTCGGGGGTGCTGTGATGTTCGGCCTGCTCGACAAGATCGGCACCACGGCCGCCGCCATCGCCGGCCTCGTCGTCGGCGCCGCCGTCACCTTCGCGGTACTCAGCCTCTACGACACCTGGATCGACGATCCGGCGGTAGCCAAGGCGGCGCGCGAAGGCTTCGTGGCGGCGTCGGAAAAGACGGCGCTGCAAGGCCAGGTGGACGAAATGAAGCGCCAGTTCAAGATTGCCGAGGCGGCGGCCGCCAGTGATAGGGCGCGTGCGGAAGCGGCGAATAAGGAAGCGGACGATGCGTGGGCAAAATACGAGGCGGCCGTCGCCGCCGACACTGGCGACGATGGTTGTCGCGTCTCTGCTGACGATCTTGAGTGGCTGCGGAAATCTCGAGGCGCGCCTGACGGCGGCGGCAACTGAGACCGGCCGCCAGAACGCCGGGGTGAGCCTGCCGGCGCTTCCGACGCGCTGCCGCGACAACATGCCGCGCGTCACGCCTAAGGCTGGCGAGAAGTGGCGAGCCGTGCAAGGGCGCTGGCAGATCGTCGCCGACAATGAGGATCGGAGGACGAGCGATTGCGCGGCCTTCTATGACCAAGTGAGGGCCGGCTTCGCTGGCGAGGGTGCATCTGATGGACGATGAAGACGTCAAGGCAGTCGCTCGCGCTGCGGCGAAAGAGGCAGTCGCGGAGGTCTTCCTCGCGCTCGGCATTTCGATCGAAAGCCCGGACGCGGTGATCGAGGCGCAGGCCGACTTTCGGTTCACCCGGGACTTCCGCAAATCGACCGACGCGGTGAAGCGCCAAGGCCTCCTGACGATGACGATTCTTCTGGTGAGTGGATTCGCCGGGCTGGTGTGGATGGCGATTCGAGGATCCGGGCCGCACTGA